ATGATTTCGAGTTTGGAGTTGAGACACATCGTTGAGACTGCATTTCTGCCCATGCGATGCGTCTGCACGATCGCGCCAGACGGCTCGATGACTGTTCAGATATTCGACCAGAATACGAACAGGGAAGAGATTACGGTCACGGGGATCGACGTTTCAGGGCTGGTTTCGGCTCGCGCTATCGCGGCGCTGGTGATGGAGCTGAAGGAAGATCTGAAGAACCGCCATTTGGTGCCTAATTGGCATGAGAAGGGGCGCAAAGCTTAGAGTAACTTCCTCAGGCCAGGCTCCAGCTGCGAGCAGAGGGGGGCGGGAGGTGAATTAGGCACCAGGCCGGCACTGTCCAGTATCCCGACTACACTCCGCGAACCGCATGCTTAAGGAATTCTCCTGGCTTGCAACCAGGATGGACCGAATGAATTCCCAAAAGAACCTGAGGCCTTGCATAGAGGCAGCGTGTTTGCCGATGAAGTGCGTTTGCGTGATCGCACCTGACGCGTCAATGACGATCCGGGTATTCGACACGAACAACGAGGCGGAAGAGCAGCACCGTAGGTTTTGTCGGCCTGATGGTGCCGCACATTGCTAGACGTCTGATAGGTTCGCAGTATCAAAGACTGCAGCCCACCGCCACCCCGCTGGGCGGATTACTGATGATCCGGCGGAAGTCGTCTCCCGCAGGATGATCACGCCTAAGGACCTCCCTATAGGTATGCGACAGCGATGTTGGGCGATTTTTAAACGGGTTGAGGCTGGCGTGGACACGCTTTATAAGCAGCCAGCTCCTTAGTTGCCCACTCGCTTGAACCAGTAATTGTCCATTTTTGTTTCCCAGTTCCCTTTGCTGTCTTTAGGTATTACGCCGGCCCACAGCACGTCCAACTGTCGATTGTATGTCCCGATGGAATGCCCACCGTAGGCTCCCTCGAACGAGATGACCATTGGCCCTTGGCCTTTGATGCCCTCAACGCCTTCGTGACAGTAGGCTTTGTTAACACGAGTCTCATTAAGGTTGTATTTTAACTCCAACGTCACACAGTTCGTCCCACAGGCCTCTGCTGATGGGGATATGTTCAACACGAGATGCTGATCGCCGGCGGTTGTCTCCCACCGCCCGGACAGATCGCTGCATGACTTGACGTCAGCGGCTTGAGAGACTGAGGAAAACAGCGCGGCGACTATAAGACCCAACGTCACAGAACCTTTCATAAAAACTCCTTATTGAATTACCCTGTTTTAAGAAAAATTAGCGTACCTTGAACTGAGAAAATTAGCGGAGCGACTACCAATACCGCGACTCTAAACACTTCATCTCACATTCCATAATGACCGGGCAGATGACCCGGTCGATCACGCAAACTTCGTCAGCGACCTGACCACCACACCAATGATCCTGCAGTCTTCGGTGCACTGCACGGTCGGATAGGCCGAGTTCAGCGGCTTTAGGTATCTGACGCCGCCGTCCTCCACCAGCTTCTTGAACGTTGCCTCGTTGCTGCCGGCCAGCTTCGCGATCACCAGCTTGCCTGGGAGGACCTCTGCACGGGTGTCGATGAGTATCTGTGAGCCCTCTGGAATCGAAGGGGCAGTAGGTGCCGTCATCGAGTCCCCTTTAACCACCAGCCAAAACGCCGGGCCCTTGGCCTTGTAGTCAGACACGTCGTACTCATCAGCAGCACCTGGCGGATAAGGCTCAACCGCTTCCGACCACTCGCCGGCCGCGACCCAGCTCACTAAAGGGTAGCGATACATATGTGAGGACTGCTCAGCCATGGATACGTTGGAGGGTTCGTTAGACGTGATGAACGCTGTCATGTCGCCTTTTCCGTCCGAAAGCCACAGTGCATTCACGCCGCAGACGTCGGCGATCTTCGCCACATGAGCAGTTGCCTTGGACTTTCCACGCTCCAAGTCGGAAATAGATGTCTGCGTGATGCCCGCGCGAACTGCCAATTCTGCTTGATTGAGCTTTGCGTGCTGCCTTGCGGCCTTTAATCGGTCTTTAAATTCCATCCGTTGAGTATTACGGGCGCTCCCATATCCTTGCAAATCGGTTTTCCTATAATCTAGTATATGGGTATTCCCGTATGGAGGGGCAGCATGAACAGTATTTACAAGGACCTCGTTGCCTTCTTCGGCACCCAGGAGGCCACAGCTGAAAAGCTCAAAGTTGATCAAAGCACCGTTTCCGGATGTGTTCGGGAAAAGCATGGGATGTCTCCAGTAATTGCCAAGCGCGCGGAGGCTTTGACCGGAGGTGTTTTCAAAAAAGAGTCCCTTTGGCCTTGAGCAGCAGGTCTGGGCGGCCAACGGTGAACCCGACAAATCACAAGGCAATGACCACGCGAACGATGGCGGCGGTTATTTCATCCACCGTGTGGATGCTGCCATCACGCACCAACGACCGCACGACTGCTGGCATGACGCTGGCGGACTCCAAAGCCAGCGTGATGAAGATCGTGATGGCTTTCCTCAACACTCCGGGGAAATACCTGATTGTCGGCACCGGCACGCCGCGTTTCGGCAGCAAGGCGCTGGCCGGGCAGGCGCTGACGGATGCGATCGGCTACAAAGACTGGGTGTTGAGCTATGTCAGCCAGTTCGTGCCGGTCGTGAACATTTGGGATGGCTTCACCGAGGCCATGACCGTGGAGGGCCTGCACCCAAACATCCTGGGTGCCGACTTCATCAGTTTGCGTGTAGTGCCGATCATCACCGCCAACTTCGAATTTCCCGGCATTCCGCTGCCGACGGACGCTGGCGACGTTTACTCGGCCATCCGCCCGTTCGGCTGCCTCAATGCCAACCCGCTGCTGGCGGGCACTGGCGGTTCTCTGCCTGCTGGCGTGAATGCCGCGGCCGGGTCGGTGCTGGCGGACGGATACAAGGCCCTAGGCTCTGGCCTGGCCGGTATCACCACGCGCTGGTTCGAGGAGCCTGCCGCCTATGGCGAGGCGCGGTGCATCGAGCTGCGTGGCAAGATGGCGGCGGCGGGCGGCTACATCTACATGCAACCCACGGCCAACGTGATACAGACCAACCTGGCGGCCGGCGACGTTATCGAAATGGTGTCGGCGGTAAAAATCATGGGTTCGTCGCGCGGCATTCTGGCTTGGGAAGCTGAGTTGACCATCACCAAGACGGTCAGCGGTGCTTCGTCCACGTTCTACTATCGGTCAATGGACAAGTACCAAGAGCCGTTCACCATGCCGGCCAGCTTTGCCGGGGCGTTGGAAACGCAGCGCGGCACGATTGACTGAAACCGTGATCACCTCGCGCATGGGCCTGTACCTGGCTGCAGGCGTGCCGCAGGACTCTACGGTCAAGGCCGCGCAGTTTGGGATACGCAAGGTGTGAAGGGTGGCATCTGCTCTGCCTGATACGCACTACAGTTATCAAAACGTATTTCAGCTCGTGCTGTCGTGCCATCGTTGAATAGGATCAAGGCTTTATCTTGCGTCCAGCCATATGGTGCAAATACGCTATCAGCATCTGCAAGTCAGCATCCGGCAATACCGCTTCCGAAAACGCGGGCATCTTCGCCTGAGGCCACTGACGCAAATCCTGAGGGTTTCGAATGTAGAGCTTGAGTAAATCCATTCCCAAATATTCGGTCGGGTTGTAGGGAATGTTTAGATCCGGCCCAAACTGCGCATCGCCCGCCCCGTTCAATCGATGACAAGCCAAACAGTTTTTCTGAAATAGCGCGAACCCTTTATTGACCGGGTCATCAGTCTTGAGCACAGGGTCTGGTAACAGAGCGGGGAAACGCTGGGCAACCGAAGTCATGCTCTTAATGCTGGCCACTTTAAACGGCCATTGCTCTGGGCTGATATTTCCAACCTGAGGGTCTGTCCATACTAGGTAGAAAGGCCCTGCACTGGGTTTGCCAGCGGCCAGCGGTGGCCATGGATGGGCAGGATCTTCAATCGCCAACCAAGCCCGTGCGCCTTTGTCGTTGAGTAACGGCGCCGCGGCCAGCTCTGCGGCAAACCCGTCCAGAGCGACTGCCTGCAGGTGGTCACTGGGTTTGATGCCTGTCAGTAGCGCACTCAAGGGCACGGCGTAATAAGTCATGTCCTTCTTGTAGGCCACATCACTTTTAACTGTAATGACTTGCAGTTGAGGATGGGTTAGTAAATCTTCTGTTTGCCAAGTGCGACTGATCTGCCCCAACTGCATGTCCAGTTGAGCCGCGGAAAGCTGCCCGCTCAGCAATAGAGCACCGAATAGAATAAGTGCTTTCAAAGGATCTCTCCCTTACCATCAACTACGGTAAGTCTGGCACAGCCAAACGGACGTGAATAGCTGGCTGACTCAGGATGGCTATTTTTTATGAGTTCAATAGACATCCGCTGTCGGCTTCCTGAACCGTGATCGCCTGTCCGAGGGGGGGCGCTCTACTATTTTTTCGGCGCGCTTCGCTGGCTGTTGAGCGACTGTGGCAGCTTATTCGCGCACTGCGGGTCTTCGGTAAAGCCTCATCCATCGCAGTGTGTGCAATCTTCACGCACTGCGAATCCATCCAGGCAGTGAAGGCATCTGATAAATATCGAGTCGCTATGACGCTTCCATAGCGAAACGTAAGCCTTGAAGTCGCCTTGGTCGAGAGCTATCGCTGAGGCGTCGACGAGCGCTCGATATTGATCCTCATCGCTCAGGCGTTGATAGCTCACGCCGTTCATCTGCCTGGGTTGCTCAACCAGCGTCAGCGTCTGCCCGGTTTCGGTATAGGTGTAGCGACCCTCGAGCACGCCGTACTTCTTGTAGTCCCTCATGATGAGGTCGTTTTTCTCATCGAGAAAAGCGAAGTGGGCGGCGTGATAGGGCGACTGGTCGGCCTCATGAAGCACGTATCGGGAGTTCAGCAGGCTGCCAACTACAATGCCGCCCTTGTTGTAGGCCAGATAGTCAGAGGCCTGATGCCTCCATTCGTGGTTGCCTTCTTCGGTGAAGTGGCAGAAGGCAGCGCTGGCCAGTTCGAATAGCTCAAAGCGCTCCAATGGATCGACCAGCCCGCCAGCCCGCATGTCTTCGGCCATGCGTGCCAGAAACCGGTAGGTGCCTGCAGGGTTCGTCCATTGCCTCCTGTCGTTGAGCCTTTTGTGCCATTCGGCCAAGGCTTCTGAGCTGTTGCTCTCGTTCATGGGGGTGATTCTCAATTGCTGTATGGACATACAATGGTTGAGTGTTTCAGATTTGGGGAGTGGTGTTCGTCGGCAGGACGCCGGGAGGGTAGGGTTTACGACGAGTTGCGGTGCAGCATTAATTATTGCGGAGCATGAAACTCAAGGGGTATGTGACTAAAGCCATGTAACCCCTTGATTTTAAATGGTGCCCCGAGCCGGGGTCGAACCGGCACGTCCAAAGGACGAGGGATTTTAAGTCCCCATAAAATCCTAATATATACAAAAGGTTACAGGAGCATTGATGCCTCAAAAAGTGCAATAACGCTCCGCTGTAAGCAAGACTCTGCGCGGGGCCTGCTTTTTTTGCGGCACGATTTTGCGGCGGGATTTACTTGGTAGAAGTGACCTTTTTGCCGATCCTGTTTCTGATGTATTGCTCCGTCATGGTCACAGTGGTGTGGCCGAGTTGATCCCTGGCTTTCAAGATATCGCCGCTGTCCTCGGCTTTGTCGGTGCCAGCCTTGGCGCGCAGATCCCGCATCTGGAAATCCTTCTTTGCAACACCCGCTTTCTCGCGTGCGTCATCAAAGCCATACCGAAGCATGCCGTAAGTGAACGCCTGGCCGTCCGCCGATACGATCAATTTTGTGGACCGAACGACGAGGGCGGCTTTGCGAGCCGCTATGCGTTCCAGTACGGTAAGCAACTCGGGGCCCATTTCGATCCGACGCTTGGCATCGGTCTTGTTCTGCCGAACATGGATCACCCCATCACGAATGTCGCGCTCGTCGATCTTCAGAGTGTCGGCAACGCGCTGGCCAGTGAGATAAGCGATGTCCATGGCATCCTGAACCGGTTCAGAGGCGTGTGCATAGACGTTCGCAAATACGTCATTTTCTATGTACACCTCACGACCTGATTCCTTGTTGCCCTTGATCCCCGCGCACGGATTAGCAAGGCTGGTGTAGCCGGACTCGCGAGCAAAATTCCAGATATGGCTCAGCAGTGCCTTTTCTCTGTTCGCCCGAACCTTGGCTTTCATACCCCGGATGCGTAGGTATTGGCGGACGTGTTGCGGCTGGATTTCTTCCAGCGGTGCTGGCGGATCGTTGAAGAACAGCATCAACTGTTTCAGTTCGCGGATGTTGTCCTTTTGCGTGGCCGGCCCTTTTGTTGGCACCACCTCAACCAGGTAGCGCTGCGCGACGTAGGCGAAAGTGACGACTGATTTAACGCGCTCGGTGGCGGCCCGGTCTTTCTCCAGCTTGGCGTATTCGATTATGGCCAGGCCATAATCCTTGCCCAGGTATATCTCCTTTCGCGGCTTGCCTCCGAGGTCGTAGGTGTAATAAATGAGACTGCCTCGCTTCCGCTTGCGAAGCCGGGTAATAGCACCCGGCTCGGATGGTCTTCGTCCCATTTATCCCGCCTTACGCGGCTGCCAGCCGGTGCTTTCTTTGCCAGCTTCTTTCCCGCCAACCAACGCCGCAGCCACCACGCAGGGCCAGCCTGTGCGCTTGATGGTGTGGCGTATTCCGTTGCGTGCCAAAACGGCTATTTGTCCTGCTTTAGTGCGCGCGCCGGTAAGCTCGCACACCTCTTGGTGACTCAAAAACTCGATAGTGTTCATTTATGCTCCGGGCCGCGCTCGGCGGGGAAGTAGTTGTAAGGCGGGTTGTGCGGATCACTGCTATGGTCCACGCAGCCAGCAGGAGCTGGGATGGCACCAAGGAGAGGTCATGGAATGCACCACAACGGCGGATGAGGTTTACGGTCCGCGCAATGCCAGGCTCGGCAGGCGGGCGGTGGACGGCAATATATGGTCGGAAACAACGATGATTTTCAGAATCATCGATGACCGGGTCTACTCAATGCACGAGCAGTACCTGGGCCGGCTCAAGTACGGCATGGCGATGACTGACAGGGGAGAGCTGATCTTCATGGTGCGGTAGGGTTGAGGCTATCGTTGGGCCAGGCGAGCGGCATCCCGTCAGCACGCATCAAGTGAGGCGGGAGGTCTTCGCGCAAACACATCGGCACTGTCCTAGGCACGCCGCAGGCGTGGCATCCGCTCGGCATGCCACGACATATCGAATGCAGCACAGGGAAGCCGCTTTTGCAGCGATCATTCGTTGCGTCGTACTCCGAGCAAGGAATTATTTCGGGCATGACTTCGTCCTTGCCGCACACGCGGCTGATAGATCAATAGGGAGTTGATACCGAGTTAAAAAAAGGATGTTATACAGATCAAAATACTGACGAAAGGATGCCGAAATGACCCTGTACACCTTTAAAAAACATATGGACACTGGTGAACACCATATCTTTAAGGGCGAATGGCTCCCCAGTACCGACCCTCGGCAATGTTCTGTAGCTCAGTGGTCCATCTGTCAAAAGGTCACGCAGTCCGCTGGCGAATACATTGGTAAAGGCTGTATGGAGGAGCTTCAGGCACGACGTGCTGCGGCGGAACTTGGGCGATCCCTATGTGGCGTGTGTATAAGCAGTCTATACGCAACCCCTTAGAACCCGACTACGCAGCTTTTACGTTAGCCTTATATCTGAAGGGGTCATTAGCGCGGGCAAGCGCAGCCATCGGCGGCGGGCTGACGCTGTTGCCACACATGTGAACCTGCTGAGTTTTGGTGAAGGGCTTGCCGTCGGCGCCGTGGCTGATGACGTAGTCGGCCGGGAAGCCCTGAGCCTTGTACAGCTCAGACGGCTTGAGCATCCGCAGGCAGATGTCGACGATTACGTAGGGCGTGCCCTTGACCATGACGGTGACCAGCGCCAAGCGATCCTTGGTCGTGATGGTTGGTGCTGGCTCACCTGCACCGCTCACGTTCTCGGTGCCGTAATAGCTGATCATGAACGCGGCGACACGCAGTGCGCCTTCCTCATGCTCTGGCGATAGCCTGAGAGATACGAGAGAGCTTTTACCGCCGCCACCGGCCGTAACGGTAGGCGCTGGCTCATTTAGAGGCTGGCCGACGCTGGCGCCGAACTGCCGCTCCATGAACGCTGTGACCAGCCCGTGGTGCTGGCCGCCGGCGCTGATCGTGTGCAGCGGATCAGTCACGTCCCGTGCATCACAGTTGCCGCGCAGGTGCACCAGGTTTGCGGCTACAATTGCGTGATGCTGCCCCGTAGTCAATGTGGGCACTGGATTGGCCAGGTCCGTCGGTCCGTGGCCGGTGGTGTTGGTTATCAGCGTCGCGGTCACCAACTGCTGCTGGCTTCCAGTATTGGTGATTGTCGTCATAGGCTCGTCAGCGCCTTTGGCGTGGGTGGTGTTGAAGCCGCCATTCATCTGGGCCATGAAGGCGGTGGCAACCGCGCGGTGGCTGCGAGTCATGAGCGTGCCGACCGGCTGATCTACGGTAACTGGGTTGCCCGCATAAACCGGCCCGCCAGCACCCACCAGAATCGAACTTGTCAGCGCGTGTTTAACTCCACCGGCAACGACCGTCCCTAATGGCTGTTCAATCTTCGGCACGCGGGGCTGCTGGCCTTCTCGCTCGCCGTAACCAGACTGGATCAGGGTAGGGCTGATCAGAGTCAGCTCGCCGCGGTTGGCGCACGTCACCGTTGGCAGCGGCTCAAGTGGATCGTTGATGCGATCGCTGCCTTGGTGAGTCGCCGGCGCGATGATTGGGCTGACGACCGAGAAAGCGCCGCCCTTTGGATATGACGTCACCGTGCGCAGCGGCTCGTTGGCCGATTGCACCGTCTCGCCCGACCAGTTCGCGATCGGGACGATGAAGGGGGTCGGGTTGTCGATGACGAACTTCTTCATGCCCTTGGCGACCCGGCGCAGGGTGGCCGGCGCCAGGTCTTTCTTGCGTCCGAATATGCTTTTGCCCAGGTCGGTGAAGTCGATGCACTCGGCGGCTGTCCTCCAAGGCTTCTGGCCTTTGGCGGGGCGCTTGGCGTGGGTCGGCTCTGGCCACACGATCGGCTGTCCGTCGCAGCGGGCAATCATGAACAGGCGTTCCCGGCTGGTCGGTGCGCCGAAGTCGCACGCTCGGATCACACGCCACTCGACGGCATAGCCCAGGCGCTCTAGCTCGGCCACGAACACGGCCCATGTCTTGCCACGCTTGTCCGGGTTTGGGACCAGAAACTGCTGATCGACCGGCACAACCTCACCAGGTGCGGCTATGCCGCCGCCCAGCTTTACGACCCGCCCGGTCGACTTGCAACGCTTTGCCACCAGCGGCCCCCATTGCAGGATTTGCTTTACGTTCTCCAGGCTGATGACGCGGGGTTTCTTCTTGCCTGCCCACTTCAAACCGATCCAAGAAAGGTTGCGGATCTCGCGCTTGCGCGGCTGCCCGCCAGCGGCCTGGCTGTGATGGGTACAATCAGGACTCATGTGGAACCAGCCCACGGCCTTGCCACCGCATTCGGTATCCGGATCGCCGTCGAATACATCGGTCGTGAAGTGCTTCGCGCCCGGGTGATTCACGGTGTGCATGCTGATCGCTGCCGGGCTGTGATTCTTGGCCACGCTGACGGTGCGCCCAAGGCCCATTTCCAGCCCGGTACCGGCGCCGCCGCCACCGCAGAAGAAGTCCACAACGATCTCATCGTCTTGCGGATTGAAGCCAAGGCCGTACTGGGTTTTGAAATCGAAGGGGTGTTTCTTCTGGTGAGCGGACATAGGTCATCCTTGCCGGGGTGGCGTGAGTCGTTGAAGTGGCGTATTGATAGCAGGGCCCGGCATTAGGCCGGGTGACACTGACTAGGATGGGAACGTGATGCGTGGGATGTTTAATGATTTCGCAAAGGACAGCATTTCGGTCCTAAAAACAAATGGCCAACGATTTGACGGATTGAAGGCCAGCGTGCAAAAGGGAAAAGTCTTTCTTTGGGACTCATCAATTTTCATTGAGCCCAAAGACCTTATAATCCGGCACATGTCCAACGGCGGAACTGAAACGCTCGAAGTCACAGAGCCAGGATTCCATGAGGCCGTGATGGATTTCGAGGCCCATTATCAAATGTCCGTGAGACGCATGGGAGAAGCAGAAGCCGAGCTAGTTAGCCATAGCACCATTTATAACTTCCATGGCGACAACGCCCGCGTCAACAACCAAAGCGTAGATAACTCCACAAACACAGTGAATTCAAATAGTGAAATCTCTGATCTAGTTGCGGCTCTGAGGGCCCAAGTTGAAACGCTTGACCTTGAGGGGCCTGAAAGACTTGAAGCGCTTGAGGTCGTTGACGAGATCAAGTCTCAGCTTGATTCACCCGCTCCCAAGAAGACCATAGTCAAGCGTCTTATAGCCTCACTGCCAAAAGTTGAGTCGCTTACTACGATTGGAGCTTCAATCATGACCATGTTGGGTGGTTGAGGGTTTATCTCAAACCCCCGGGCAGGCTAACCACCCGGGGCGTTTTTAACTCTATTTACTTCGGATCAAAGGCACCCAGCGCCAGCTGAGCTGCATCACCTACCTTCGCTTCAAGCACAGACTTGAACTCTTGCGCTATCTCTTCGCGCTGCACGTCCTCGCCCACCCAGCGCAGTTTCAGCACCGGTTGTGCGCCGCTGGTGATGACGGAGATTCTCAGGATGATTTCGCGCATCTGCAGGCCTTCAAACGGCACGGCCGAGAAGATCAGCGACGTGGGCAAGGTTTCCTTGCTGGTCGCCTCGATGGCATCCATTGCGCTGCGGCTGGCGCGTGTCTCGCTGACGGTGTGATCGCTTTCCGACGATGCCTTGACCGTGATCGTTCGCACGGCGGCGATGGCTTTGGCCAGTGGGATGTTCTGCAGCTCATCACCGACCGCCGACAGGGTGCTGTGCCAGTCTTCAATCCAGTCGCTCATATCCTTCTGCGACATGGCCCGGCCACTGATGGCCTGCACGGCCTGATAGGCAGCGGTGGGCTTGAGCTTCAGCACAGCGCGATCATCTGCGTGGCCTGGCACTTCTTCGTTGCCCAGGTTGAACAGAACCGAACAGGTCATTTCGTCCTGATTGATGAAGCCTTTTGCGTCGGCCACCTTGCGGTCGGACACGTATTTAGCGAAGTCCGCCAGGGAGTTGGTGGAGAACGTGCCACGGAAGCGGCTGCGACCTGCGCCGAATTGCTCAAGGTTCACGATCTTCGCGCCTTCGGGCAGCACGATGGTAGGCGTGACGGTGTTCAGCTCTTTGCCGTCTGCGATCAGCGCGGTATCGGTGATCAGTTGAATTGCTTCTTTCGTGAGGGACATATTTCAGGTCTCGCTTGGTGGGAGGATGATCAGTCGCGGCGTGGGATAGGTGCATCGTCACGCGTGAACAGCTGGTCGTGCTTTTCGGCGAACAGCGTGATATTGCCGCCGGAGCCAACGTGCATTGGCGTGTCGAGGCTGGTGTTCTCGCTGCGGGTGCCTCGCTTGGTCGGCACCTTGTAGTCGAGCTTGTGTTTGATCTTCACCTGGCTGGACTCGCCGATCTGGGAGAAGTCCAGGGTGATGACCACTTTCCCGGCTTTGCCGTGGTCGACGACACCGGCGGCAACTTCGGACAGAGCGTGGCCGATCTGGCTGGCGAAAGCCCCGCCATTCAGTTCGTTGAGGAATTCACTGGTGTCTGTCGGTTTCGACATGGTTGTTTCTCCGGGGGGGGATTCCATTGGATGGGATTTCGAGTTGAAGAGGACGACGGTGAACAGTGCGCGATCGCAAGCGCAATTGTTCGTGCCGGTAGTGGCAAATTGGTTAGGTGTGAGCTATAGATGATGACCGGCATGGAGCCGGATGGAGATTTCTATGCAGTCGGGATATAGATACTCAGGAAAGAAACACAACGACTCGTTATTGGCTCTAGGTGGCGTAAGAGTGGGCACTCTTCACGACTTTCGAAAAAATGAGCACAAATCTGGGATATCTGATCGAAACGAAGGAAGAAAAACAGTAAGTCATCATATCGATTATGCAAGAGATAGGGTGCAGCATGCTGAGCATTTTGAAGCTTTGAAGCATTTCAATGCAATAAGCTTTGATGAAAGCGTGGATATCCAAATTTCTGATTTTTCCATGATTCAAGAGCATGATCATCCCGATTGTTTTGTGCACTGCATTTCATCTGAATATTCTCAGCAAGTTCTAGAGCAGTTCGAGGGGGCAGATTCTTGCGTTGAGATTTTCGACGTATTGGGGTTTTATAAAAGGCTCACGTCTACGCTGAATATGCATGTTTCTGCACGACTCCTGACCATTGAAGAAGTGGTTTATAAGCCGCGTCATGAAGTATGGAACGGGAAGAACTGGGGTATACATCCGGCACTGATTAAAGAGTCAGACTTTGCCAGGCAGCATGAAATACGAGCGATCTGGATCAATAATTCTGGCAAGCCGATCAGTCCGGTACTTTTGAATGATGTAGGCCTTATCCCATTTTGTAGGTCAATCCAAACTCCCAGATAGAATTTGAGGATAATTTCTCTTCTGGTTGGTTTCAGCTAAAGATTAGATAAGTATTATTCGTAACTTTTACTCTGGGTAGAAATTTTATTAACTTTTGGCTTGAGTTTTAGCCGGTATGAAGCCGGATCAAAGGAGCAGTAATGGCTATCGATTTCAGCAGTGGTCGCTACAACGTTTTTCAAGGGCGCGTACCGGGCCAGCTTCCCATTGGCCGGATAGACCAGGACGAGTTTGTTCGCTCACCATCAAACGTGCTTATCTACCGTTTCGACGGCGACGAAATGTACGATATGAAAGGTCGCTATCTGGGGACCGCTAATGATTCGGGCGACGGTCGGTTCATGGTTACTGACGGGCAGCACAACTGCTTGTTCGTGGTCGCACCAGAGTAGCTAGTCCTCCCGGCTAATCCGCATTGCCCCCTCTGATATGCGAGTTCCAACTTCCGCGCCAAAACTGGCGACACTTTGATTTCGTGGCGCGCAACCCGAAGAAACCGCAGCGCTTCGACCGGGCCAAGCGCGTGAAGGTGGTGAATCATCAAGGTCATGGCCTCGGCCTGCTCTTCGATGCCAGCCCAGTCCATCAGCTCACTCAGCGCCTGCTTCGTGCCAGGCCGCACTCTGAGTCGCAATTCCTCTTCCCCGGCCTTCTGCCGCTTAAGCGCTGTCCTCTCGTCCCGCTGTTTCTGGGTCAGGGCCAGTTATCAGCTCCGTGTAGCCGCTGGGCGGCAAGTGAATGTGTTGCTGGCGTCTGCCGTGGCCGACGCGCATTTGCAGGCGCTTCATTTCGCCCGGCTGCTGCTGGGGTAGTCCAGGCTGTACTTCTGAACGATTCGCCTGATGACGGTGCGGTTGATGCCGGTCTGCTTCTCGGCTTGGAAGTGGCTGACGCCCAGGTCGCGCATCGCCTTGATTCGCTCAAGCAGTTTCAGGTCTTCCTCTTCCTCGACATATTTCCGGTGATCCGCGCCGTTGTAACGTGGCTGCCGGGGCTGCGGCTCTTTACGAGGTGGGCGGGGCGCAATCCTGCATGAGCCAAGATCGCATACCGTGCCACCGCTGCGCTGGAATTCTCTGACCGCGGCGGCCAGCTCGGATGATTTGGCACTGTTGCGCTGGATGGCGCTCAGTTCGGTAGTCATCATGCTGCCACCTGCGTGATGGTTACTCCGTCCATTTGGAAGTCAGCGCCTTGAATGTGGACAAGGTCGTCCAGCGCGCCCCAGTTCACTGTGAGGACCGATATCGGCGCACGACCTTCGTAGACGGCTTTTACCAGCGCATGAAGGTCGGTGACATTGGCTTCAAGCTTTGTCGGCTTGGGCGGTACCTTCGCGGATGGTGCGACGGCCGACATTCTCGGAGCTGGTTGTTCGACTGGTTTGGGTGCCTCAGCGGCTTGCGGCGCAGGCGCGTTGGCTTTCGCTTTTTCAGCTTCAGCGACTCGCTCTGCTTCTGCCGCAGCCGCAGCCGCAAGCTTCGCTGATTCTTCAGCACGAATACGTTCACGCTGCGCAAGCTCTTTCGCTTCCTCGGCCTGCTTGTGCTCGTTGATCCGCACCTTGATGAGGGCCACCAGGTCATCATTGTTCTTGAGCACGATCTGCTGAGCATCGTTGAACAGAAACGCATGATCCACGGCGAGCGAGCGCAAGCTTTCCAGGTTGGCGCGGATACCGTCGCCGATCTGGCTGGCCTCGATCTTGGCCCGGGCGAGTTCAGAGTCGGCGGCGTCACGCAGACTGGCGATATTTTTTTTGCCTTTGATCGCGCCGGCGAAGTCCGCGGGGATCTCCGGCAGCCGCACCTTGCCGCCGAACGAGGTGTTGATCTTGTCCAGATGATCACGCAGCGCTGCTTTCGCTTTCAGCACGATCTCTTCGCGAATGGCCACCTTGCGAGCTTTCACCAGCTTGTCCAACTCAAGGCGTTTGCGTCTGGCCTGCTCCGATATCTCGTCGATGGTGCGGAAGAGGGCGTCGATTGTCTCTGTCTGGCTCAGCGCGTGCTGCTTGGCCGCTTCCAGGCGCTCCTCGACCTCGCCGCACCACTTCACTGTTTTCTCTGCATCAGCGAAGTGCTGGTCGGTCTGTAGGTCAGTATTGATCGCCGAAAACACGGCCAGCGAATGCGCCTTGAACTGCTCCAGGTTGCTCGCAGTGACCATGCCGGTTACTTCGATGCGCAGCGCTGGCAGCGCGTCCGGAGTCTTCCCAACTGCCTCCACCACGGCCTCAGTTGGCTCATACGCTTCAAGATCGACTTCGAACTGTTTCCAGCCGGCGACCAGCTTCGCCGCCCGACCTTTCACCGGGAAGTACTCCATCGAGACGAAGTTGTCTTCGGTCCCGTCCGAGCAAACGAAAATCACTTTCTCGGCACCGGACACCAGCAGTTGCTGCTCCAGCTGCCAGTAGTAATGCGCATCCAGATCACCTGCGCGCACGTCGGCGGCGAGCTGCTCGTTCCACATTTTGTGCTCGAAAACGATCTCGCCCATCATTGTGCAGCCGTCGAGGGAGGCCAGCAGGTCGCCTTCGGTGCCCACAACCGGGAACAGGTCTTCGCCGATTCGACCTTCAAGAATCGGGCGGGCCAGCGCTTCGGCTTCGTGACCCTTGTCGAACAAGTACTTCTGGACCCACCACGAAATGTCCCGGTCGAGCCCGGTCTTCTTGGCATGAAGCAGCTCGGTGCGCTTCATCTGCTTGGACGCGCCCATCATCACCGGAGCTTCAGAGGCGGTGCGATAGTTGGCGCGGAGTGCGTGCCATTCGGCACTGCCTTGGGTGACTTTATGCGTCTTCATGCGGTTTCTCCGGCGATAGGAGCCATCTTGTTGATTCGGTCGATCTGATCGGCGCTGAGGGTGTACTTCGATTCCAAGAAGGCGATCAGGCTTTCGGTGTCGGTCTTTCCGGTGTCGATTCCCTCCTGCCATTTGGGAAACATCATTTTGAACTTGTCGTCCTCGTATGCGGGAAGCTCGGACCCTTGCTGCTCTGGCTGCGGGGAAACATCACGGTGCCGAGGGGCGCTTTCCTCCAGCTCATCTGGGCTGTAAACGCCCAGAATCACGTCCGGGCAGTAGAGGCGGGACCAGCGTTTGGTTGCCAGGTACGCAAGCTGCTGGCGAGGATCGTCGGCCCAGAGCGTGCTGTTGCGTGTGCGCGCCTGGGCCAGCAGCAGCTCCAGTACCCTCGGTTCGTCTTCACCGCGGAACGTTGCCCAAACCTTCACGCCCAGGCCTTCCTCGTCGGCAAGCTTCCAGCCTGGCTGCCGGTACTCACCCTTGTCGCCGTTTTTGATCACAAACTTGCCGATGACCTTTTCCCAGTTGCCGTACCACTCGTAGTGCAAGCGATCCACCACAGGTGCGCAGGTTGTGATGACGGCGTTGACCAGTTGCGCCTCGTAACCCAGCACGCCGTTCACCAGATGGGTTTTCTGTGCGACGGCGAAGGGGTTCATCCTCCACTGCATGGCCTGCATGACGACGGCCAGGCAATCGGCGGAATTGCCGTTGAAGTGCTTCGGTAGAGTTGCTCGCCCGGTCGCCATGACCTCGGCCAGGCGCATCATCTTGTCCAGGCTGTCGCCGTCGAGGACCAAGGCGCTGGTCGAAGTGGCGGCATGCGGAAGCACATGCAAATTCTGCTCGTGCGATACGGACGCAACGTTTCTTGCGGACATAGGAAATCCTCGCGCTCCATGCGGGCGCAGCGATTGAATAGGGAAGGGGTTACTGCTGAGGCTGTAGCTTTGCCTGCCGGGCTTTGATCGCACACTCGGCGTGATGCGTTGCCCACTTGCCGCCGTGCTTATGGAAGTGGCCAGCGCCGACGGCTACTGGCTGATTGCAGCGGTAGCAGATGCCGGGATACTTGTTCCGCATGGTCGCCTCATGATGTCAGGTGCGATGCGTAGGCGCTGGCGAGCATCCAGGCTGTTGCGAGGGACAGCACGACGAATGAGCCTCGCCAGGTGTAGATACGCAACTGACGTTGTTTGCGGGTCATGACCGTCCACCCACCGGCCGACGCTTGAGCCAGTCAGCTTTGATCGGGTAGGGCAGGTCAGCAACTCGCATGCCGACGGGGTAGGTGATCGTTCCGCGTACTTGGGCGCGGGCTTTCACCTCGTCAAGTTGCTCATCGATGAGGGATTTAACGATTGGCTGGCTCATGCCGCCTCCTTGCGCTGTTGGCAGTGCCTCAGCAGGCGACTGCAATAGTGGGAAAACTCTTCAAGGGTGATGAGCTCGTCGGTCATCATCTTAGTGATCATCTGCTGGACCAAAACAACCTCGCCGCGTGTGCTGGCGGGGTGCTTGAGGGTTTCGAGCGCCTCGTCGATCAGGATGTGCGGGCTCAAAGGTCTTCATCCTCGCGCTGAGCGATCACACCGTCTGCCGCCAAAGGCCGCAAAAGTCCCTCTGCGATTTCGAACAGGGTGTCTTTAGGGTTGGGGCAGCTCAACACGGCGTCTGCCGCCTCTCTGGCGCAGGCGGGTGAACCGAACTTGGCCATGTAGACCAGACGCCCCAGCGCTGACTGGCTCGCACCAGAGGCGCCGAGCTTCTCCATGGCGAACTCATCGACCGCGATCAGGAAGCGTTCGAACGTGACGCCTTGGGGCTCCTGCAGGCGGCGTTTGAACTTGATGTCGTCGCCGTGCACCAGAGCGTGCGCACTGTTTGCAACCCAAAGTCGTTCGGCGGGCGTCAGTTGCTTTACTGACGCGCCCGCAAGAGGCAACACCTTTGCTGCTGCGTTCATGGTCGTCTCCAGGGGCTGGATTATGCGGTTAGCAAGGTAAGTGCCGTCTGATGGTCAGCGACGTCTTTCTGATGAGCTTTGCGCCAAGCGATCTGCAATTTCAGAAGATGAATTTCGCCTGACTTGGTGGTTTTGAAATACTCGCCAGAGTCGTCTGTCCCACACAGGTGAATGTCGCCTTTCTCTACGAGAGCCTGAACCGTCCTGTGCAGGTCTGAATCGATCTTCTCTTCGTTCGGGCCTACGTGGAGCGCGCTTTTCTGGTTGGCGAAATACAGGACCTTTTCAACTGTGTATTTGGTTCGAGCCATGAGCTTCATGCTCCTTGATCAGTGAACCCCTTCGACTGAACACTCAAGAACGGCTAGAGGCCATACAGGCACCGGAGAGGGTTCAGTCGGAGAGGTTCGGGGTTTGGGAGGCGGGGGCAGATGGCCGGGCGCGAATCCGGCGAGAGCGGAGCCTTTCGGCACGACCGCTCGGAGGAGCAACCAGCCAAAGCTGGTGCCTTTTAACCGCGTTTCTCCAGGGCCGCCGAAGCGTTCAACCCAGCTTTCAACGCCGCATCTGCTTTGCTGGTTACGTCTCCAGCGCGGACTTCCACCGCCGTGTTGATTCCCAAGGGTTGACGCAGGGGGCCGCTTTCGCGGTGTGTACTCATCCGCATCGGGGTGTGATCTGAGCGCCGAGAAGGGTCTTGCACCCTCAACTCCCGTGCACTGGGCTTTACTTTTAAGCTACCCGGCTCATACCCATTCACGATGCCTCGCTATTGAATATGCAGATCACACTCCGATGCAGCCTGGCGCTATGACAGGGATCGGGCAGTTTTCGTCAGGCTGACGCTGGCGCTGGTTGTTCAGTCGTCGAATCCATACGAGAAATCGCTTTCCTCGCAATCGATCAACAGGACGGCGTCGCCAAAATAAAGCGAGGCGAGAATTCGCTCCCATTTCGTGCGCAGTTCCATCTTCACCGAGATTTTTTTATCGTCGAGCTGGGCGCTGTAGACCTTCCCGAATTCAACCTTCGGCCTCCAGCGGTCGCCAGTCTCCCGCTCGCCCTCAACCATCACATGCAGGTTGTGTTTCAGGCCGTAGTCGCTGCGGCGTTCATTGTTAAAGCTGTACCGATTTTCACCTTCGGGCTGCGCGTCGAAGTAGATGTGGTAGAACTTGCGAGAATGGCTGTCATCCTCGGTGATGCGAATCTCAGGCGCGCTCCACCTCTCTTCAGCTGCCTCTTCCTTGTGTTCCTCAATAAACGCTTCGAGCAAATCCTTCAGCGAAATCTCACCTGTGAGCAGGCCCTCACCGGTCAATACCTCGGTGATGGATGCATCGGCCTGTTTCATGATCGCCGATTCCATGCCGGCAGCCTCCCAGCGCTCACGCAATGCATTGGCGATCAACGCGTTGTAGCGCTGAAGCTCAAACATGTCCGTGACATTTGCCGGAAAGGCTTCTTTTACCGCTGCTTTGATTGACTCACCTATGGTGCCGTAGGACCTGAAAGCATCCTCGACGACACTTTTAAACATCTTGTCGATGCCCTCATCGATCAGCTCGCGAGGGCGATCTGATAGGGCGTAGGTGCTGACGCGCTCGGCCAGCAGTTGCTGAAGGGTTTGCTCGGTCATTTGATGCTCCATGCTGGATATGGTGATTTCCCATCTGGCCCTGTCGCCAAGGCCAATCGGTGAAATCCCGGCCTCGCTACTGGCGACAGGCCGGGGTACTACGTCAGCGGTGTGGTTGCTTCTGGTTCCTAATCCCCGCTCACTGATTGCAGGTTTCGGCATCGTGGCGTGGCTGCGGGCTTCCCTGTTCACATCAGCTCGATCAGCGTTGCTGTTGTGGTCGTCGGGCATATGCAACATGCGACGTGCAGCCCTGTGCCTGGTTGAGTTTTAAGGCACATCGCATGAGGTCCGGCGCTCCTCATAGCCGAAGCTCGGAGCGCTAATTCAAATCGGTGTCTCTCCCTTCTGCCGCTGGGATTCGCGGGGCGCATTGCTTGCCGGGTCATTCACTCGGTCAAGGCGTTTCACCATCGTCAGCCGTACAGGGTTCTCCCTGTCGTGGGCAGCCTTTCGGGGCTGTCTGATCGCCGGTCGCCGGTAGAGGCAATGCGGTCTGTTGCTTGTTGCGCGGGCTGTTAAAGAGCGGATCGATCCGCTGGGCCTGTTGAGGGGCTGTTTCGCGTCTCGATGAGCAAAATATAAGCCCACTTATCTTTCTGGTCAATAAGCATGCTTATATTATTTTTCTAGTCTATAAAAAACCCCGCTCAGTGGCGGGTCAGGTCGGATCAGAAAGGGCGGGCTGCGCGAGGGCCAGAGGTCATTTAGGGTGGATCGGGCATAACCCCAGCACTATCCAATATCCCAACTACACTCGGCGCAACGTAGGCCTCAGGAATTCTCCTGGCTTGCAACCAGGATGGACCGAATGAATTCCCCAATGGATCTGAGGCCTTGCATAGAGGCAGCGTTTTTGCCAATGAAGTGCGTATGCGTGATAGCTCCTGACGCGTCAATGACGATCCAGGTGTTCGATACGAGCAGCGAGGCGGAGGAGTTCACCGTCACAGGCATCGATACTGCGGCGCTGGTGACGATCCGGGATATCGTCGGGCTCGTAATTGAGGTGAAAGGGGATATGAGGCTGAGGAGGCTTGCGTCTGACCGGCAGCAGAGGGCGTGGGAGGGGTAAAACGAAAGTAAGCGTCTGCTCAACACATCTTGTGATGTTAAACAGGCACCCATCCATGCTGCCCCGGAAGCTTTGCAATTTTTGCTCGCCTGATGCATCGGTAGGCGCAGAGCCCCCCTTAAAGCCATACTCTAAAGCTTGCTTTCCGATTGCGTCGGCAGGGACATTTAGGTATTCAAAAACTTGCCGATAACGGTTTGATATCTGAACCAAGGAGTTGTTTTTGAACATCCGATTGCTGACCCTTTTTTCTGCGCTGTTGCTTAGTGGCTGCGGTTCTACTAATTATGAGCAGCCTATACAAGAGCAGCCCTACGATCAGGCAACCTCTGCAAGGATCCGTCTTTTCGGAAACAACGGTTTGCCCGTCGCAATCAATCCTGGGCAAGGCTGCGCTTCGAGCAAAGAACCTCTTTTTGCCTACGGCTATACCGTTGCAGATAAGGTCAATTCCACCATAGGACAACACACCAAACGAAGCATAGGAATGCCTGCGTCATGGAGGAGCGATCATCTGAGCTATGGCGAGTCGTACTCAGAGTTTGTTATCCCCGCAGGAGCCCCTTCTGTAGTCTTGATGAAAATGGTCACCGACCAAGCGTTTTGTGTGCCACCTACCCGAGTATTTACTCCTGAGGCAGGTAAAGATTATGAGGCGTATCTTGACCGACATGACGGGAGATGCGGCGGAGTGATTCGACTGCTCTCCGCTTTAGAGACGCCCGGCCCTATCGCTGAAGTCCCGTCGAGTAGTTGCGAAAAAAAATAGATTTCCTCATACGGAGCCTTTACATCTTAGGGACCTGCCAGCTTTGTCAGAGGCGAGGGCTGGCATGGCTGCCACCGCTAGAATTACCAACATCCTGTTTCTCATAAAGACTCCTGAATGGGTGCTACTAACGGACCGCCATACCAGATTACCCGGCCTACCCAGGCCGCACACGCACTATCTGCCGTATCTTCACCGCACTCGCATACCATAGAAGTGATCCAGCGCTATCAGCTCAACCACAGCCACGAAAACGCACAATACGACGAAGCCCGAACTGAAGACCCGCTTGCGGCCGGATAATCCTCCGCCCAACCAGGCCGAGTCGGAAGCGCCAGGAATCATCATGAGTAACGCCAGCCAGGCGATGGCCCCGGCCTTGCTCCAGAAACCCTGTTCTCGCCATGCGCTCACCACTTTAGAAAATTAAAGCTAGGGCAATTCATTGCATGATGGCGTCGCATAAGCGCTGGATATACAGACTCATCGTAAATCGGGAGGCCAGGGCCGGGGTCTGTGCGCTGGGCGCGGTGAAGCGCGTCGTCCACAAAAGCCGATCTTGCGAGATCCTGAACTGCCCGACATTGCTCAGCTCTCTCGGCTTCCGTCGCTGGCATTGGGATCGCTTCGATTTTTTTTTCGTATTCAGTTTTTGGCTTGCTGGCGCAGCTTGAGACAATAAGGGAAACGACTATCAGGACCGCGACTTTAAAGACATTCATTTCACATTCCATAATGATAGACCAGATGACCCGGCTACTCAGATCGTTCCCGTACAATCCGTCCTTGCCTAACCTCATCTACATACCCAGCCAGCTTGTCCTCGTCGGCCTGGAACAGAATTATCATCTTCAGGATGGCCTGGGCATCAGGCTCGTTACCCGCAAGGCTCAATCGCTCGACGATCCGCAGCAACTCCACGGCCGACCACTTCAAGTCAGAGGCGAGGCCCTGTAGGTCGCGTGCCAATTGTTGATTCGGCTTCGTCAATCCCATGACTGGTACTCCTACGAATTCCCGCCGGGCCATATGACTCGGGTTTCATGCAAATTTCGTTAGCGACCTGACCACCACGCCGATGATCCTGCAGTCCTCGGCGCACTGCACTGTAGGGTAGGCAGAGTTCAGGGGCTTCAGGTATCTGACGCCGCCATCTTCTACCAGCTTCTTGAACGTCGCCTCGTTGCTGCCTGCCAGCTTCGCGATCACCAGCTTGCCTGGGAGTACTTCTGCCCGGGTGTCTACGAGTATCTGTGAGCCCTCTGGAATCGAAGGGGCAGTAGGGGCCGTCATCGAGTCCCCTTTAACCACCAGCCAAAACGCCGGGCCCTTGGCCCTGTAGTCAGACACGTCGTATTCATCAGCAGCACCTGGCGCATAAGGCTCAACCGCTTCCGACCACTCGCCGGCTGCGACCCAGCTCACTACAGGGTAGCGGTACATGCGCGAGGGCTGTTCGACTATCTCCACGTTTGACGGCTCGCTGGCCATTTGACCAGTACCGGTGGCAAGCCAGTCAGCATTCACGCCGCAAGCCTTGGCCAGCGCGACGAGATGCGCGGACTTGAGCGTCTTTCCGCTTTCCATTTGGGATATAGCGGGCTGCTCTACGCCCGCGAGCTCCGCCAGCTTTCGCTGGGTGATCTTGGCGTGCGCTCGAGCGAGTTTCAGTCTTTGGGCAAGTGTAGTCATGCAGAGCAACTTATAAGGTCCCTTATATGCTTGCAAATAAGCCTTCTTATCAATAAGATATAAGCATGCTTATCAGGAGTTGACGCTATGACCCCCATTGAAAAGCTCGTCGAGTTCTTTGGCGGGCAAGCAAAGACCGCCGCAGCACTGGGCGTATCCCAAGCCGCCGTTTCCTATTGGTTCAACGGCACGCACGCCATGGGTGCGAACAAAGCATTTTTGGCTGAAGAGCTCACCGGCGGACAGATAACTGCGCGCCAGCTCTGTGCTGTTCAGCCTAGAAAATCAGCCGCGTAACCCAAGTCAACCAATGGCTGAGTCGTGACCAGAGCGTGAGTCGGATTCTGCTGTACCACGCAGTTCGCCACCACTGAAACAAATCTGAGGTTTTACGAATGGAAAATTTCTTGCGGTCCTGCCAGAGCGCAGTGCTCGAAAACGAGGCCAAGAGCCTGGCAGCGAAAATGGGAGTCGCTCACGTGAGCCTGCTTCAGCGCGCCAACCCAGACAACGATGCTCATCACCTGACGATCGAGCACCTGTTCGGGATTCTGCTGCACACGAATGACTTGCGTCCGCTGAAGGCCCTTGCTGACGAGTTCGGTTGCGATGTCGTTGCGCGTCACCGGCCTGTGCCGAAACCACTGCTCGCGGCCTTAGCACATCTCGCCGCCGAGTCGGGTGACGTAAAGCGCCTGGTCTACGACGCCACCATCGACAACCACATCAGCCAGCACGAAAAAGCCCAGGGTGACAAAGCCATTCAAGAAGCGATCGACGCGCTTCAGGTGCTTCGCGAATCTCTGAAGGCTGCCTGATGAGCCGGACCAAAAAGGTCGGGAAGTCCTGATATGCAGTACACCGTCACGATCAATCAGGTGAAGGCGTTGGAGTGGGGGCTGAATTCTCAGCAGGCCCTACTGTTTGCCTTCGTCTACGGTTGCCCCAGTTGGACCAAGCCTATCAAGACCGATGGCGGGATTTTCTTTGCGCTGAGCAAAGCGAAGATCATCGAGGAGCTTCCGCTGCTCACTGACAAGCCTGATACCGCTTACCGCATGTTGAAGGCTCTGGAAGAGGCGGGTTTGATTGAGCTTTCCAGCACTTCAAATATTACGCTTTTTCGTCTGACAGCAAAGGCCGTCGAGTGGAATCAGAAGCTCGACGGGTCGGAAAAATATCCGACCCTACCAGACGGCAAGGCTCGGAAAAAAATCCGAGCTACCTCGGAGAAAAATCCGATCAAGGTCGGAAAAAAATCCGGGCAAGGGTCGGAAAAATCTCCGACAAATCAGGATACAAGTAATCAGGATACCAATCAGGGTACAAGTCAGGACTTGCAAGACCCTCCCGGCGAGCCGGGTCAGTCCTGCGGTTTGGCTGTGGTTGACGATCGCGCCGACACGCCACGGGTTGAGATTCCCACCGATATGCCTGGGCCGAAAGATCGAACCTGCAAAACCTTCAAGGTCTGGGCGAATTACGCCATGGCCTACCGCAAGCGTTACAGCGCCTGGCCGGTGTGGAACGCCAAGGTCGGCGGTCAGCTCGGCCAACTGGTCGACCGTCTTGGCGCTGATGTCGCTCACCACGTCGCTGCCCACTTCCTGAAAACCAGCGATGCCGCCGTTCTGCGCAAATGCCACAGCCTCAACGAGCTGCTGGCAAACGCTGAGAGTTATCACACCCAGTGGGTAACCGGTCAGCGCGTCAACGGCACAACTGCGCGCCAGATGGAAAGGACTGAGGCGAATCTATCCGCAGCGGAGCAGGCCGCCCAGATGGTTCTGGCCAAACGCCAAGCAGGTGACCGCAATGAATACCTCTGAAATGAACGATCAGCAGGTCGCAGGACTGGCGGCCGCCATCTGCGCAACTGCTGAAGCCATGGGTCAGGAAATGAATCCCGGCACGGCAGCGATCATGGCTGAAGACCTGTGTGCTTACTCGGTGCCGGTAGTCAAAGCCGCGCTGAAGGCCTGCCGTTTCGAAGTGAAGGGAAAGCTGGCCATGGCCGACATCCTCCAGCGCGTCCAGTCTTCCGACGGTCGCCCGGGCAAGGACGAGGCATGGGCCATCGCCATGACGACCAACGACGAATACGAGACGGTCGTGCTTACCGACGAGATCCAGGTCGCTCTGGCCGCAGCGAAGCCTGTTCTCGATGCAGGTGACAAGATCGGCGCACGCATGGCGTTCATCAGCGCCTACGAGCGACTTGTGGCTCAGGCCCGCAATGACCAGAAGGGCGTCAACTGGCGCGTTTCAGTCGGCTTCGACGCCAATCGCCGTGTCGAGGCGATCACCAAGGCCGTGCAGATGCAGCGCATCCCGCAAGCGCGTGGGCAGGTGTATCTGGCTGATCTGAACGTGGTGCCCGTCACGCAGGACGGCCAGGCCATTGCTGGCTTGATCACCGGGCAGGTTGCCAACCCAAGCCCGGACGTTCGCGAAAAGCTTCAGGCGGTGAGAGACAGCATGCGCGAAATGAGCAAGGCCTCGGCCAGGCGCAGGCACGAATTGAAGATCAAGGCCGCCAATGATTTGGCCGAACGCCTCGCGCTGCTCCAGCGGCAGGCCGAGGAATTGCAATCGAAGAGGGCGGAGTTATGACCGACAAAATCAGCGTGAACTGTCAATCCAAGCTCACCGAAGCCGTCACACGCATGACGGCGATGTTCCGCGACAAGAAGTTCGTCGTGGTGTCGCTCCGCCCGGGCAAGGACCGCACGCTCGACCAGAACGCCCTGTGGTTCGCCTTCTACAAGCGCATATCCGAGATGACCCAGATCGGCGACGCCAGCGAGGCGCGCAAGTACTGCAAATTGCACCATGGCATTCAGATTCTGATCAATGAGGACGAGGACTACCGCGCGGCCTGGTACCGGACCACCAAACACCTGAGCTACGAGGAAAAGCTCGACCTGATGGGCGACAACAAGCTGTTGGGGCCAGACGGTTTCCCGGTCACCAGCCTGTTCAATCGCGCTCAGGGCATCGCGTACACCGACCGCATCCTGACCGAGTTCACGGCGCTGGGCGTCTTTTTCGGTGACCTGATCGGTGAGGCAGCTGCATGAAGCGCACCTCACTGCAACGCAAGGTACCACTCAAGGCCAGTGGCATTCCCCAGCGCACTCCACGTGCCAAGAAGTGCGCCCACTGCTCCGAAGTTTTCCTGCCTTTGCGCCCGATGCAAAAGGTCTGCGGACCAGCCTGCGCCATTGCCATGCCCGCCGAGAACCTTCCGCAGGCTCGCAAGGCGCTGGCTGATATCGAGCGCAAAGAAATCAAGGCCCGCAAGGAGAAACTGAAGTCCCGCAGCGACCACATGAAGGACACCCAGCAGGCGTTCAACGAGTGGGTCCGTCATCGCGACATGGGCGAGCCATGCGTGAGCTGCGGACGGCATCACAACGGCCAGTGGCACGCCGGGCACTACCGGTCCGTCGGCGGTCACCCGGCCCTGAGATTCGAACCGCTCAACGTATGGAGGCAATGCGCGCCGTGCAACACGCACAAGTCTGGCGATCTGGTGAATTACCGGGCTGGGCTGGTTCGCCGCATCGGCATTGTCAACGTGGAATGGCTCGAAGGCCCTCATGAGCCCCAGAAGTACACCATCGAAGAATTGAAAGCCCTGACAGCCAAGTACCGGGCACTGACCAGAGAATTGAAGAAAGGAGAAGCGGCATGATGTATCGGAACGTTGTAGCGGCAGTGGTCCGGGCTCTGGCCGCGGAAACCATCAACTCGGCTGGAGGGTGTGATTTCGAGCCGAAGGTCCAATGCGCAAAACAAAAGGGTGAGATTGTCGGTAAGGAGGCTGCGTTCCTGACCGACTGCTGGGTGTTCGGACGCCTGCACAAGGCACTGAGCCCAGAACACTGGCGAGCGCTGGTGGCGAAATTCTCAACTCACACTGACCGCAAGCACGCGGCGATCACGGAAATCACTAAACAGTACCGGTCGCCGGCGCCTGAGAGGTTTCGTCACTGCGCGATCGTCACCTGGGCCATGCCAAAGCTGCCTGGCGTTGAAGGTAAGCGCAGCACAAATGTGCTTCCAGCCACCTGGTACGAGATGGACAACTGGAGCGACGACCCGCACCCGATCAAAACGCAGGAGCGGTGGAGGCGTGATATTCGCAAGGGGCTGGAGAGCATGGTTGACATGGCTCTGACCGAGGCTCAGCACATTTTGGAGGCTGAAGGCATTTTGATTGCAGATTGCGCTTGACGGTGATTGATCCAGTGAGCCATTATTCACCCAATCCTGTCATTCCTGCGCAAGTAGGGGATTGACGACAAAGAAGCCCGGCCACTGAGTCGGGTTTTTTATGTCTCGAATTTACCTGTATCTACGGCAGCTCTCGCGAAGGCTTAGTTACCTGCTTTTAGCTTTAGTCGCTCTATAGCGCGAGTGCATCCGTATTCGGCAGATTTTTGAAGGTATCGCATTTGTTCTTGCTTAAGGTTCTGCGTCGACATTTGAGTCGAGAGGCTCATGTAGAGATCGGCGCGAACTGCTTTTTCATCAAGTGAACCGATTGTATTTTCACCATTGGAGGCGCGCTTACCGTCGCATCTCGGCATAAGTACTGGCTGCGGATAGTACTTACTGTACGGGCTTGGAGGTTCAGGCAAGGCATCAATCAGCGATCGAAACTCGGCTGTTTTCACATCATCGAAGCAGTAGCTGATCATCTGTAGACCAGCCGGAGCGAACCCTTTTGTCAGGCTTGATTTCAACAAAGAGCAAACCTGATCTACAACCTGCTCTCTGGGATCGAATTCTATGGCAAGCCAAGCCAGTCGGTATTGTGCGGCGGGATTACCTTCATCAGATGAGCGCCTGAGTAGCGGGGTTGCCTCCATCAGTAGTGTACTTATTTTGTTTTTGAGTGTTTCTTTTTTCCCCTCTGGTACTTTTTCTTTATTGGGTAGCTGATGCTGAAGGCTGAATAGTTCGTTATTTAATTCGTCAATTTCATCCAGGTAAGGTAACGCGTTGAAGTACAGCGCTTCAGCTCCGGGTGAAACATCACGCGGCACCGCATTTGCGAGATCAGTGAGGCACGCCAAAAAGGCGAGCGAAAGATGTCCGATATTGCTTTTGGCCACTGCGCCATCCTCGTAATGATCTGCTTTGATAGAGATTATTCAACGCATAGTATGCCCACTGACGCGCTACTTTTTCCATATTCAAAGCCTCGGCACTTGCTGGGGCCTTTTCTTTTTCGGCGCCACCACACCCATCGCCTCAAGCTGGGAGTGCTGTTGGTGTCGAGCCAAATCATGGCCTGAAGCAGACCTCGCCACTAGTGGAGTAATGATGGACCCAACCGATCTCGGCCCAGGCACAGCTACCTGGCTGGGCGGTACGGGCACAATCCTGCTGGGTGGCTTCCTGTGGTTGAGGAAATTCCTCTCCCGGGATGCGACCGACCGCGCCATGGACAACGCCGATATCGGCACCGTCCGCAGGCTCAACGAACTGCTCGACTCGGAACGCCTGGCGCGCAAAGAGGCCGAGGCTCGGGCTGACCAATTCGCCAAAGAACGCAATGAACTGGCTGCCGCTGTCGGCCGGATGGAAGGGAAGATCGAAGCCCTGACCAGCCAGGTGGCCCAGCTCACTGACAAGGTCACTACCCAAAGCGCTGAGATCGCTCGTCTGCGTGCACAGCTCGGAGGTATCAACTGATGGAAAGGTGCGTCAGAGATTTCATCGCCCGGCGCTGGTGGCGTCGCCTTGAAGTGTGGGTGATCGCCTCGCTGCTGGTCACTGGGTCGTTCGCGCTGGGCTTCGGTGCTTCGCAATGGTCGCTTGCCAGTTGGTATAGCGCCCAGGTCGCCGAAGTGCGCCGCGGTTACGACGAGGCCACCGTTCAGCGCGACATGCGCCTCAACAAGTTGGCCAAGACCGCGACCGATGCAGCAGGGAAGGTTGAGGACGCAGCCGGCAAGGCCACCAAGGCGGCAGAGACAGCCAGCAAGGCCGCCGACAAGGTGAACGAGGCGGTAGAGCGGCAGACGCCGTAACGCGCCATCAATGCGGGCACTGTGATTTTTCGTAGCCCATCGATATTGAGCGATCTGGGTGGTGAACTATCTGCGGGATGACTGACACACATCGAGAGAATTGTACTTTTTCTCAAGACTGGATTGCGCTTGGGTTCTCTGGAGATCGTTAAGGCTGGCCGACGAGTAGCTTGGACGCTGCAGTTCTTCTTCGAGGGCACCGATATCTTTCCTCAAAATCGCGCAAGGATCGGAATTCCTTAATGACGTACCGAGTTGCGTTACTTGGGTCTCAAGCTGTTGCGTCCTAAGGTTACTTTCGGTGAGAAGCTTTTTATCGTATTTATTGTTTATCTGCTCTGTTAACAGCTCTTGCCGCAGATTATCGATCTGCTGCTGAAGGTTTGCCCTCTCTACTTTCAGCTTCTCATTTTCAGTTTTGGTCTCTATAAGCTGGCCATTTGCGAACCCGAGTGCTGCCTCGTTCTTGCCGAATGCAGCAGATTTTTCGGTAGAGTCGTGCCACATCGTGTACGCGATAGTGACGAGTGCTGCCACACCAGCTCCGCCGAAGATTAATTGGGCAGCGGCTTTGACAATTCCGGATGCATTTCGAGTCATTTACATTCCCTAGAGTCACAGATTGGTCGAAATGGACATAATATCAGGCAAGAGCTTTATTATGGGTAGGCCATACCCACCAGCATCGTTGACTCAACTATCCGACTCTTCCGACTTTGGTTTACGTCTGACACCCGCCTTGAACGTATGGGAATGGATACAAGCCGAGATCCTTGCCGACACCGGCAGCATTCATAACGAAGACCACGCCCATCTGATCGACGCCGACATCCGTGTGATGTGGGCATCATCCAGTTTCGAGAAGCAGGGCCGCCGAGTACTGGGCCAGGCCGAACAGGTCGCCTTCCGAGCTGGCGGGTGGCAGAAGGCCCGTATGGAACAGCAGATGCGTGACTGGTTCGGTGACACCCCTGACTTCATTATCACGTTGGCCGCCGATTACTGCGCAACCTGCAGCGATGCCGACTTCTGTGCACTGGTCGAGCATGAGCTTTACCACTTGGCGCAAGCGACGGACCAATACGGTCAGCCTGCCTTCACCAAAGAGGGCGCACCCAAGCTGAAGCTGCAGGGCCATGACGTCGAAGAGTTCGTCGGTGTGGTCCGTCGCTATGGGGCAAGCCCAGACGTTCAGCGACTGGTTGACGCTGCAAACAAGCCTGCTGAGGTAGGTAAATTGAATATATCGAGGGCCTGCGGAACCTGTCTGCTCAAGTCGGCCTGAAATTTGACAGGCATTAGACGGAATCCAACCTATGGCAGCCCTGAAGCATGAGGTGAAGAGCTTCATCGTTCAGGCGTTGGCTTGCTTCGACACTCCCTCGCAAGTCGTAGAGCAGGTCAAGCAAGAATTCAGCATTGAGATATCCCGCCAACAGTGTGAGTCGCACGACCCAACCAAGCGCGCTGGGGTGAACCTTGCGGCCAGGTGGGTGACCCTATTTCACGACACACGCAAGCGTTTCCGTGAAGACACGGCGGAGATTCCGATCGCCAACCGGGCATATCGGCTGCGTGCCCTCGGTAGGATTGTTGAGAAGGCCGAAGGTATGCGCAACCTGGCGCTGGCCCTACAGGTACTTGAACAGGCGGCCAAAGAATCCGGCGATATGTACGTCAACCGCCATCGCAAGGATGAGGCGGGAGACGAGCCAGCAATTCCGACTCGCATCCAGGTCGATGTAGTGGATGCGAGGAAGCCTGATGCCCAGCCTTAACGTCCCGCAATCGAAATTCCTGCTGCTGCCCCACAAGTTTCGCGCATTCGTGGCCGGGTTCGGCTCTGGGAAGACCTGGGTCGGCTGCTCGGCGCTGAGCAAGCACTTCATGGAGTGGCCGGGTGTCAACGCCGGTTACTTCGCACCGACGTACCCGCAGATTCGGGACATCTTCTATCCAACGATGGAAGAGGTGGCCTATGAGTGGGGCCTGAAGACAAAGATCAATCAGGCGAACCATGAGGTTCACATCTATAGCGGTCGGCAGTATCGCGGCACCGTGATCTGTCGCTCGATGGAGAAGCCACAAACCATTGTCGGCTTCAAGGTCGGACACGCTCTGGTCGATGAACTGGACGTTCTGACCTCGATCAAGGCGCAGCAAGCCTGGCGCAAGATCATCGCGCGAATGCGTTACAACCTGCCCGGTCTGAAGAACGGCGTGGACGTCACCACGACACCGGAAGGCTTCAAGTTCGTCTTCCTGCAGTTCGTGAAGCAGCTGCGCGACAAGCCAGCGCTCAAGGAGATGTATGGGCTCATCCAGGCCAGCACCTTCGACAACGAGCTGAACCTGCCGGACGACTACATCCCGTCGCTGATGGAGTCATACCCCGAGCAACTGATCAGGGCGTACCTGAACGGCCAATTCGTCAACCTGACGTCTGGGTCGATCTACCACGCTTATGACCGCAAGCTGAACCAGTGTTTCGACACGGTGCAGGCCGGTGAGCCTTTGTTCATCGGCATGGACTTCAACGTCGGCAAGATGGCAGCGATCACGCATGTGAAGCGGGAAAAGGGCCTGCCCCGAGCCGTGGACGAGTTCATGGATGGCTACGACACGCCCGACATGATCCGACGCATCAAGGAACGCTACTGGCGCCACGATGGCGACAAGTACATCAAGTCCTGCGAAATCCGTATCTACCCAGACGCATCGGGCGACTCGCGCAAGTCAGTCAATGCCAGCGTCACAGATATAGCCATGCTCAAGCAGGCAGGCTTCACAGTGATCGCACCTGCGGCCAACCCTCCGGTGAAGGATCGAATCAACGCCATGAACGCGATGTTTTGCAACGCGCAGGGCGAGCGCCGATACCTGGTCAACCCTTTCACCTGCCCGACATATGCCGATGGCCTTGAGCAGCAGGTCTGGGCGGCCAACGGTGAACCCGACAAATCACAAGGCAATGACCACGCGAACGATGGCGGCGGTTATTTCATCCACCGCGAGTACCCGATCATAAAACCGGTCACCTCTCTAGCCCTGGGATACGCCCGATGAACAACGACGTTTCCTTCAAACGGCCCGAATACATCGAGGCCTTGGATCGCTGGCTGACTGTGCGCGACGTCTGTGCTGGCCAGCATCGCGTTGTTGACCGGCTGCCTTACATCAACCGGCATGACAAGTCAGAAGAGAACGTCGAACGCAACAACGCGTACCGCGAGCGCGCGGTGTTCAAGAACGCCACCGGTCACACCCGAAACGGGCTGATTGGTTTGGCGTTCCACAAAGACCCCACGCTGACGGTCCCCAAGAACCTTGAATACCTGCAGGACAATGCCAACGGCGCAGGCGTGAGCATCTATCAGCAGTCGCAAGGCTCGCTTGAGAAGGTCTTAGAAGCCGGTCGTCATGGTCTTTTCGTGGACTTCCACGAAGACGGCGGCATCGGCGGGCATTCGGTCATCCTCACTTACACGGCTGAAGACGTCATCAACTGGCGCACCGGCATGGTGGACGGCCACAACGTCCTGATCATGGTTGTGCTGCGTGAGATGAACGAAGAGCCGGATGGGTTTGGGCTGAAGCGCACCGAGCAGTTTCGCGAGCTGGCCTTGGACGAGGCTGGACTGTACGTCTGTCGCGTATGGCGTCGCAAAGGCCCGCGCGGCGGCGGTCCTCTTGAGGCGGTTGAGGAGTACATGCCGAAGGGGAAGGGCGGACGTCTCAAGGAGATCCCTTTCACGTTCATCGGCGCGCAGAACAACGACCCAAGCATTGACGAGTCACCGCTTTACGACATCGCGATGATCAACCTCGGCCATTACCGGAACAGCGCGGACTACGAGGACAGCGTGTTCTGGTGTGGCCAGGCTCAGCCGTGGATCAGCGGCGTTGACGAACAATGGCTTGAGATGGCGCGCAAAGAGGGCGTTTACGTAGGCTCCCGCGCTCCGATCCCTGTGCCAGCTGGCGAAACCTTCGCCTTTGCCCAGCCCCAGCCAAACACACTGGTGAAAGAGGCGATGGCCGACAAGAACCAGATGATGATCGAGCTGGGCGCGCGCATGGTTGTGTCGTCCATAACGGCCAAAACAGCTACCGAGTCGAGAGGCGACCAGTCGGCGTCCACGTCGGTGCTCGCAATCTGCGTATCCAACGTCAACGAGGCCTATACCCGGGCGCTGGGTTGGTGCGCTCAGTTCCTGGGTGTCACCGGCAAGACGGCTTATCTGGTGAATCAAGAGTTCGTCGAACTCAGCGCTGACCCGCAGATGATCACCGCGCTTGTGCAGCTATGGCAGAGCGGTGGGTTTGCCAAAGCCGATCTGCGCGGCTACCTGCGCAAGTTGGGGCTGATCGCACCTGAGCGAACCGACAAGCAGATAGACGGAGAGCTTCAGGAGCAGACCGACAACCTCGGCCTGGATGATGACGAGGACTTAAACGATGGCCGTCAACCAAGCGGTACTTGATGCCACGATTCGGCACTCGGTGTTCCTGGAGCAACTGAAGGCTGGTGAGGTCGAGAAATTCGCTCCTTTCCTCAAAGAGATCGACCGGGCGGTGCGCGAGCAGCTCACCAACGCCGACTTGAGCGAGTACAACATCAAGCGGCTGAACCAACTGCTCGACGAGGTCGACAGCCTGCTACTCGGCATTTTCGACCGCTATACCACGACGCTGAATCTTGATCTGATCGACCTGGCCAACTACGAGGCTCAATTCGAAGCGACGGCGCTATCCCGGTCCGCGCCTGTGGGTGTCACCTTTGATGCAGTGGTCCCGCCAGCACGCGCTATCCGCTCGGCAGTGCTTAACAACCCGCTCAGCGTGCGCGACAACTGCGGCGGCAAGCTGCTAGAGCCGTTCATCAAGGACTGGGCATCTACCGAGCGTGAGCGCGTCAGTGGTGCCATCAGGCAAGGATTCTTTGAAGGGCAGACGAACTTTCAGGTCATCCGCAAGATTCGCGGCACCAAGGCTGCGGGGTACAGCGACGGGATATTGGCAACGACCAAGCGCAATGCCAGTGCGGTCGTGCACACGGCTGTGCAGCACGTCGCCTCGCAGGCTCGGATGGAGACCATCAAGGCCAATCCTGATGTAGTCGCCGAGATTGAGATCGTCGCGACCCTCGACAGCAAGACAACCCAGACCTGCAGGTCATTGGATAAACGCCGCTTCCCAGTCGATTCCGGGCCGCGTCCACCGTTTCACATCAGGTGCCGGACGACCTTCGTGCCCGTGACCAAATGGACCAAGTTCCTCAGCAAGGATGCTACCCGCGCCTCGGTAGGGCCGAACGGTGGAGGCCAGGTGGCGGCCGATCTGAGCTATTACGATTGGCTCAAGCTCCAACCTTCGGCGTTTCAGGATCAGGCGCTTGGCCCGACTCGCGCCAAGCTGTTCCGTGATGGCGGACTGACGCTTGAGCGCTTCTCTGAGCTGCAACTCGACCGCAACTTCAAGCCGCTGATGTTGGAGCAAATGAAAAAGCTCGAGCCGCTAGCCTTCGAGCGCGCCGGAATTTAACCGAACACTTTCAATCAGCCGCCTCCGGGCGGTTTTTTACGCCCGTAAGGCGGGCCGACAAAACCCAAGGGGTGCATCACCGTGGCAGAAGAAAACGAAATCGACCTGGAAAACCCAGCCATCAAAGCCGCTATTGAGGCTGCTGTCAGAACCTCTGAGGCCGGTCTGAAAAATAAAAACAGTGAGTTGCTGGGTAAGCTCAAGGATGCCACCGGCAAGCTGACTCAGTTTGAAACCCAGTTCGAGGGCATCGACATCGACGCCGTCAAAGGCCTGCTGAGCCGCGCCGGTCAGGACGAGGAAACCAAGCTGCTTACAGAGGGCAAGGTGGACGAGGTGTTCAACAAGCGCACCGAGCGCCTGCGCGGCGACTATGACAAGCAGTTGAAGGCAATCAGTGAGCGCGCGACGAAGGCTGAAACATTCGCCGCCAAGTTTCAGGGCAAGGTCCTGGGCGACTCGGTGCGCGGAGCGGCCCTAAAAGCCGGCGCGCTGCCTGAAGCAACTGACGACATCATCCTGCGCGCCAAAGGCGTGTTCTCACTGAACGAAGAGGGCGAAGCGGTCGCCGTTGATGAGTCTGGTCAGACCATTCTCGGCAAAGACGGCAAGACCCCTCTGACCCCGCTCGAATGGGCGGAATCCTTGCGCGAAAGCGCTCCTCACCTGTGGCCAAGGGCCTCGGGTACGAATGCCCCGGGCGGGGGTGGCGGCCAGGCTGCACTGAAGCGCTCCGAAATGACAGCCACGCAAAAGCGCGACTACCAGCGCAAGCACGGCCAAACCGCATACCTCAATTTGCCCAAGTAAGGGGATTCACCCATGGCAACAACTGTGAACAGCGATCTGATCATCTACAACGATGAAGCTCAGACCGCGTACCTGGAACGTGTTCAGGACAACCTGGACATCTTCAACGCGTCCTCCAACGGCGCAATCATCCTCGACAACGAGCTGATCGAAGGCGACTTCCGCAAACGTGCCTTCTACAAGCTGGCAGGTTCGCTGGATCACCGTGACGTTAACTCCGAAGCCAAAGTCGTCGCCAAGAAAATCGGCGCCGGTGAGGCAGTCGGCGTCAAGGCTCCGTGGAAGTACGGCCCTTACCAGACGACCGAAGAGGCGTTCAAGCGTCGTGGTCGCCCGGTAGACGAGTTCTCCCAGATCATCGGCCAGGACGTTGCAGACGCAACCCTTGAAGGCTTCGTGCAGTACGCAACTGCCGCGCTGCGCGCGTCGATCGGCTCCAACCCTGCAATGGTCGTTGAGGCCAGCATCGAGACGGACGGCAAGAAGACGCTGACTCGCGGCATGCGCAAGTTCGGTGACAAATTCGGCCGTATCGCGCTGTGGGTCATGCACTCGTCGGCTTACTTCGACATCGTCGATGAAGCCATCACCAACAAGCTGTACGAAGAGGCGGGTGTCGTGATCTACGGCGGCCTGCCAGGAACTCTGGGCAAGCCGGTACTGGTTACCGATACCGCTCCGGTTGACGTGATCTTCGGCCTGCTGCCAAGCGCAGTGACCATCACCGAATCCCAGGCTCCTGGCTTCCGCTCCTATGAAGTCAACGACGAAGAAAACCTCGGCATCGGCTACCGCGCTGAAGGCGTCGTGAACATCGATGTTCTGGGTTACAGCTGGAAGGAAACTGCCGGTGGTGCGAACCCATCGCTCGCCGCTGTCGGCTCGTCCGCCAACTGGGTCAAGCACTCTGCCAGCGATAAGGTCACTGCTGGCGTGATGATCGAACTCACTCAGGCCGCATAAGCCATTCGATACGCGCGGTCAGAAATGGCCGCCAGGGAGAACATCATGGAACTCGTTTACAGCAACCAGCGCGGCGACTTCGATCCCAACAAGCGCTATCGCAACCCGGATCTGTTCCGGAACGTCGAACGCGGCGTGACCAAGGTCACCGTGGTTGGCGATTACCCGGAAATCGTCGATGCCTACAAGGCCGTCGAGATTGAGGTGGAGATCGAGACACGCAAGACGCCGGTGAAAGGCAAGGCCAAGGCTGCTGACAAAACTCCTGCAAAGCAGGGCAAAGGCCCAACCAAGCCTGAATCCAATGGCACCCAGAAGGATGGCACCAAGGAAGAACCGGTCTACATCCCCAAGCTGGAAGCAGATAACCAGTGGATCATCATCACCCGCGACGGTGTACGATTCAGCGACTTTGCTGGTGATGAAGCTCAGGCCAAGGCCGAAGCAGATCGCCTGAACGAAACCAAGGAATAAGTCATGCTCATCATCGAGGACGGCACCGGCGTACCGGATGCTGAAAGCTACGCCACTGCCGCTGAACTGGTCATCTATGCCGGGAAATTCGGTGCGGCCATTCCGGCTGAAGAGGCTGCGCAAGAGGCTGTTTTGCGCCGGGCCGCCTTGGTGATGGACGGCATGACCTGGAAGGGACGCAAATCCACCGGCGATCAGGTACTTTCCTGGCCTCGCCGGGAGATTCGCCTGGATGGCGAGAACAAGCCGGAGCGGTACCTCCCGGCACGTATTCAGTACGGTCAGATGGCTCTGGCCGCAGAGATTCATGCCGACGACATTGATCCTATCGACAAGCGCCAGGGCGCGGTCACGAAGGAAAAGGTCGACGGCGCGGTAGAGCGTGAATACGCGACCATCAGCAACACGAGTAAGCGATTGCTGCCTGCTGCTCCGGATCGACCGAGTGCCACGCAGTTCGCTGACTACCTATTAAAGCGCGGCCTATTCGCTGTAAGGGCTTAGTGGTAGCTTGTGACCTCCATTGTTAGGAGGTTGCTATGACTCAGGAAGAAAAAAACGTGTGGGATGGATATTTTGCCGCAGCGCTCACTGGCCTGCTCGCAAAGCCTGGGAATGATGCAGGCGGCGGCCCTCTTGCCGCCTTATCAGCAACCCCTCAGGCAAAAGTTGGGAGCGCAGCAAATTTTGCCGACCTAATGCTCGCAGAGCGTAAAAAACGATAAATACAAAGCGGAGCCACCATGGCCTTCTACGAAGAGATGGCCGTGATGGCCCTTGATCTGATCACTAAATACGGCCAGACAGTCACCATCCGCGACTCGGTAAAAGGCGGTTACAACCCGGGCTCCGGCACCACATCACCAGATACGGTCACAGAGCGAACTGCTCAAGGCATCCTGCTCGACTTCACTGGGCAGGAGTTCCAGACCAATACCCTGATCAAGGTAGGCGACAAAAAGCTGAAGATTGCCGCTCGAGGCTTGAGTGAGCCACCGACGCTGCTCAGCAAAGTGGTGGTCCAAGGTCGTACCTGGTCAATCATTCCTCCGCTGAAAGAGATCAACCCGGCAGGCACACCACTGCTCTACGAGCTGCAGGTGCGCTCATGAGCCGCGCAGGTGCTGGTCAGTCCGGTAGCTTCGCCCTCGACCTCGCCAAATTTGCCGAGCAGGCGAAGGAAGCGGTCGATGTCAGTCTTCGCGAGATAATCATCGAGATCGGCAGCAGCGTCATCCGGATGTCTCCAGTGGGCAATCCTGAGATATGGGCGGCCAACCTGGCGTTTCGTGATGCCAACACCCGCGCAGCCGACGAGTACGAGTTCAAGGTTTCCCTGAGAAATACGGTCATCAACCTGACAGAGTCGAACTTCACGAAGTCCGGCAAGCTGAAGCGAGGCGTGAAATACGCCAAGCCGTTGACCAAGACCGAGCGTGTCCAGAACTTCAACGTCAACGGACTCGTAGCTGGCCAGGATTACGTCGGTGGCCGGTTCCGTGGCAACTGGATGTTCGGGATTGGCGCACCAGATGGCACGACTACAGAAGAGGTCGATCCCACTGGCAGCAAGTCCACGGCGCGCATCGTCAACGGTGTGCTGGAATTCCACGCCGGCGACGTCGCGTACATCACCAACAGCCTGCCGTACGCCATCCCGCTGGAATTTGGGCATTCGACCCAGGCGCCGTGCGGCATGGTCCGAATCACCGTGGCGCGTTTCCAGCAGATCGTTGAGGCGGCCATCAGGAATCATCAGGTATGAGCCACAAAATAATCCGCTCACTGTTTGAGCAGAGACTCGCGGTGTGGGCGGGTGGGCGCAACCTGAGGATCGCCTACCAGGGTGTCAGTTTCACGCCAGAGACAGACGAGACGTATCTGGCGGCGTTCATGCTTCCAGCCGGGACCGGTACCGACACCTTGTCGGGTGATCACCGCGTCTATACAGGCGTGTTTCAGGTCAACGTTGTCACCCCAGCAGGCAATGGGACTGGCGAAGCTGAAGGCCTTGTAGACGATATTGCCGCTCTGTTCCCGGCCTATCTCAGGCTCAATCAAGACGCGTTCGAGGTGCTGGTGCTCACGCCGGTAGAACCTGGGCCGCCGATCACCGGTGACAGCACACTGACAGTCTCCGCTTCGTTTCAGTACCGCGCCGACACCAACTAATTCGCCCATTGGGCAAACCCAGAACCCGCCATTGAGCGGGTTTTGTCATTTCTGCACAGAGGAAAACCAACATGGGCTTCAGACTCCCCAACGGCGCAACCCTTCAGATCGCCTCCGCATATGGCGCGGCAGTCCCGGTAACTGCGCTGAACAATGCAAATCCGGCTGTTGCCACTGCCGCTGCGCACGGCCTGGCTGACGGTGACATCATCGCCGTAACGTCGGGCTGGACTCGCTTGAATGATCGCGCCACTCGCGTTTCCAAAAGCCTGAGCGGTACGTTTGCGCTGGAAAACATCAACACCACCAATCTGCAGCCATACCCGGCTGGTTCAGGCACCGGCTCAGTGCGCAAGGTGACCAGCTTTGTCGAGGTGCCCCAGATCACCGAGGTAAACACCAGTGGTGGTGACCAGCAGTTTCTGACCTTTGGCTTCCTCGCCGACGACGATGATCGTCAGATGCCAACCACCAAAAACCCGATCAGCATGTCGTTTACCGTGGCGGATGATCCAGACCTTCCCTATGTGGCTGTGGTGGAGGCTGCCGACGACGACAAGCAGACGCGTGTGCTTCGTTTGAATCTGCCGGGCGGTAGCAGCATCGTTTACAACGCTTATGTGTCCATCACCACGACGCCGACGTTGGGCCGAAACAACCTCATGACCCGCGTTATGACTCTGTCACTGGCCGGCCGTCCAACCCGTTACTCCGCAGTGGTGGCGTAACCCATGGCCAAGATCAAGATCGCTCAAAACCCGACCTTCAAAGCGCCGGTGATGATTCCTCGCATCGGCGAAGCGCCGGTGAAGGTGGAATTTGAATTCAAGTACATGGACCGTAAGGCGCTTGCCGAGATGTTCGAGCGCTGGAACACGGCCCGCTCCGATCTGAACGCCAAGCGCATCGACGACGGCATCACCTGGCAGGAAGTGACGGCCTCAGAGATCGCTCTGCAGGTCGAGCAGATCAAGGACGTTGTGACTGACTGGTCCTTCGACGACAAGTTCACTGACGAAGCCGTAGCCGCGCTGGTTACCACTTGCGTCGGTGCGCCCCAGGCAGTTATCGATGCGTACCAATCGGCCTACGACCCGGCACGCCTGGGAAACTGAAGGCGGCGGCCCGTGCGCTGTATGAGCACGGGCCGTCGGAGCATGAACTCGCCGCCTTCGGTATGACCTTGGCTGACATTCCCGTCGAAGAGGTCGAGGTCTGGCCGGACTCGTGGAAGGCATTCCGTCTGTTCGAATCGCTCTCCACTCAGTGGCGGACCGGGCCGGGCGGCGCATCCGGTCTCGACTATGCAGCCATCCCTGCCACGGCTCACATGGCGGGCATCAAACGGCAAGAACTGCCTGGCATCTTTTCCGACCTCCGTACGCTGGAAGTCGAAGCATTGCTCGTGATGAGCGAATCGAAATAACGGAGCGCTCATGACGACCATTGCAGAACTCGGGATCAAGGTTGATTCCGGCGATGCCGCGCAGGCCGCTACCGATCTGGACAAACTGGCCGCCGCTGGTGCGCGGGCAGAGAAGGCTGCTGATGGGGTTTCCTCGGGCTTTGACAAAGCGACGTCAGCAGCATCGGGCCTGTCAACGGCTGAGGGAAAGCTCAACGAAACAACGGACCAGGCGATCGCTCGCCTCACAGCGATGGCCAAGGCCTCGCTGGATTCGAGCGAGTACTACCAGCGCCTGACAACCAGTGTCACCGGAAACACGGCGGCTGTGGACGCCTCAAGCTCTTCTGCCAGCAGCCTGGCAGCGCTTCGGCGTCGATTGCAGGCTGATTCTGATGCCTTGGTGGGGTCGACCGACCAACTTGCTGAATCGACGAAGAAGGCAGCGGCCGCTACTGGCATTGAGGCTGAAGGGCTACAGGTGCTTCTGGGTAAAATCAACCCGACGCTTACAGCGCTCGGCAAACTTGATGAGCAGCAGGCACAGCTCCAGCAATACAAGAACGCCGGGCTTATCGATGCCGATACGTTCAAGGAGTACTCCACCCGGATTGACGCGTCCCGTCAGAAGCTTGGTGAGTTCGGTGAAAGCGTCAAAAGCGCGGGCGTATCAGCTGCACAGACTCAGGCTGCGTTGCGTCAGTTGCCCAGTCAGTTCAGCGATATCTTCACAAGCCTCATCGGAGGGCAAAATCCGCTGCAGGTTTTCCTCCAGCAAGGCATGCAGATCAAAGACTCGTTCGGTGGTATTGGACCGACGATTGATGTCCTCGGCGGAAAGATCAAATCCATTCTCGGTATAGGCGGTGGGATCGGTTCGATTGGTGACGCCTTGGAGGCAGTTGGTAGCGGCGGTAAGGCTGCTGCAGAAGGTGCCGAGGCTGCGGGCGCTGGTATAGGAAGCCTTGCGGAAGGGGCGAACACGGCAGCTGACGCTGGCAAGAACGCTAAGGAGGCAGCTGATGCGCTCAGGGCGGCAGGGGGTGGTCTTAGCGTAGGTATGGGCGCAGTCCTTGTAGGTGCCGTAGCTGCCGCTGCCGCGCTCGTCGCATTGGGGATTGCATATAAGCAGGGGAGCAGCGAGGCAACCGCGTATACCACTGCCTTGATCATGACCGGCAATACCGCGGGAACGAGTGCCGGACAGCTAAGCGACATGGCCAGGGCTGTTTCCGACGCAAACGGTACTGTTAATGAGGCCGCGCAGACGCTTGCGTTGCTTGCTGGGTCAACCCGCATTTCAGCATCATCTTTTCAGATGATTGCTACTGCCGCTGCCAACATGGACGACGCGACAGGCAAGTCGACTGCGGAGACCGTAAAGAACTTTGAGAGGCTCGCAAAGGAGCCCCTGAAAGCATCGCTGGAGTTCACGGAGTCACTGAACTATCTGACCGCCGCAACGTTCTCGCAGATCGCTGCACTTGAACGCCAAGGTGAAACCCAGGCTGCGGCAGAGGTAGCTTTTAAGTCGTATGCGGATTCTTTAAATAGTAGAAGCGCTCAAATAACGGCCAACCTTGGCGTACTTGAAAAGGCTTGGAAGGGGGTATCAGATACCGCAAAAAATGCCTGGGATGCTATGCGAGATGTTGGTCGAGACCAAAGCCTTGACGAGCAAATCAATAACACCAAGGAGATGATCGAAAAACGGAAGAGCGGTTGGCTTTCGGGAATGTTTGAGGGAAGTGATTCGACCAAGTTTCTGGAAGATCGGCTAAAGCTTCTCGAAAAAGCTCGTGACGCGCAGGCTGAAAGCTCCAAGGAAGAAGGGCGATTAGGCGAAATTCGTCGCAAGGGAAACGAGGCCTACACGAAGTATCAGCAGGATGAGCTGGCCGGGCGCTCAAAAGCCGAGAAGATGAATGACGCGCTTGAGGCTAAACAGCGTCAGATCACTGCTTCCCGTGCTGCGGGCTTCAAGATAACTGCCGAACAGGAAGAGGCAGCCTACAAAACCATACGTGATAGCTCGGCCTACAAGGAGACTCCCAAGGCTGCGTCAGCGGTAGACCTGAGTGCATTCAACGATGCACAGAATCAGCTTAAGTCGATCACGGGCTATTACGACGGTATTCAGAAAGAGCTGGACGCATCGCAGAAAGCTGGACTGGTGTCTGCTGAGTCCTATGCCAGCCAGCGCGCGGCCATCGTCGAGAAGCAGAAGGATGACGTGACATCGGCCTATGAGGCAGAGATAGCGGCACTTGAGGCAGCCAAGGGCAGGGCCTCCACCAGCGCTGAGCAGCGCATCCAGCTTGATCAGAAGATCGCCGACGCTCGAACCTCGATGGTGGAGGCGCAGAAGAAAGCTGACAGCGAACTGTCTGTACTCGCTACCAGTGAAATAGGTAGGCTAAAAAAGCAAGAGCTGGCTGTTTCGACCTACACCAGCGCTTTGGAGCAGCAGGTCAAAACGCTGCGCCAACAGGGGCAGCGCTCTGCTGCGACGCTCGGCATGGGCGATCGCCAGCGTGGATTGGTGGACCAGCAGAACTCTGTAGATGACCGGGCCAACCAGCAGAAGGTCGAGCTTGCCATCCAGTATGGTGACGGCTCGCGGGGCATGAGTCTCGACGAGTACAACCTGAAGCTGGCAGCGCTCAACAAGAACCAGCAGGAGCTGCGCGACACGGTTCAGGCCAACTACGAAGATATGACCGTTGCTCAGGGCAGCTGGAGTGCTGGTGCATCGTCCGCCTTCCAGAACTACCTGGAGTCGGCGAGGGACGTCGCCGGGCAGACCAAAAGTCTATTCACCAGCGCGTTCAGCAGCATGGAGGATTCGGTCGCCAACTTCGCGATAACTGGCAAGGGGTCGTTTTCAGACTTCACCAAATCGATCTTGGTCGATATGGCCAAGATCGCTACACGCCAAGCCAGCTCTGCGTTGCTGGGCAGCTTGTTCGGCGCGGCTACCAGTTACCTGAGCGGCGGGGCATCTACAGCAGCGTCGGCGGGTTCAACGGCTGCGGGATACAGCGACGCAGCACTGAGCGGCTGGTCTGGGGTCGCCCAGGCCAAAGGTGGTGCATGGTCCAACGGCGTGCAGATGTTCGCCAATGGCGCTGCGTTCACCAATAGCGTCGTCAGCAAGCCGACGGCGTTCGGTATCGCTGGAGGAGGTGTGGGAGTGATGGGCGAGGCCGGTGACGAGGCGATCATGCCACTCACCCGCACGGCCGGCGGCCAGCTGGGCGTTCGCGCGCTGGGAGGAGGCGGGAGCAGCGGAAGCAACACCTACAACTTCCCTGTCTCGGTATCTGTCCAGACGTCTGGCGACTCAGGCAGCTCAAGCACGCAGGAAGCATCCACTCAGCTCGGCAAAGGCATTCAGCAGGCAGCAAAAGCCGAGGCCGAGACTGCAATCGCTCGCGCTCTCCAACCTGGTGGTTCTATCTGGAGGCTCACAAATGGCAGGTAGTTATGGCGATTGAAACCTTTACCTGGCCAACCCAGCACGGAGACGCGCCCGATATCACCTATCGGGTGCGCACCTCTCAGTTCGGCAACGGCTACAAGCAGGACGTCGGCGACGGGCCGAATAACAAGGAGGACTCATACCCGATCACCTTCACGGGCACGAAGGATAGGGTCCTGAAGATCATGGAGTTCCTCGACAAGCACGCCGGAGCGAAAGCGTTCCTCTGGACCACGCCGCTCGGCCAGCTGGGGCTGTTCACCTGCAAAAATCCAGTGCCCACCCCAATGGGTGGCAACGTATTCAAATTGACGGCCACGTTCGACCGGGCCTTCCACCCTTAAGGACATCTCATGCCGTTGATTGCTGACATCCAGGCGCTTGAGCCAGGCAGCGAAGTATTGTTGTTTGAGCTTGATGGCTCTGATTACGGAGCAGACATTTTGCGCTTCCATGGTCATGCCATTCCGCACACTCCCGCTGAACTGATAGCGGTCGGCCTTGAAGCTGACCAGTTACCCGCGAAATCGATCTGGTGGCAAGGCAACGAGTACGGTGCCTGGCCCATGCAGATTGACGGCATTGAGGCCAATGGAGACGGCACGGCAGTTAGGCCCACGCTTTCGGTGGGTAACGTCAACGGACGTATCACGGCGCTCTGCTTGGCATTCGAAGATCTGCTCGAGTTCAAGCTTACGATGAGGCATACGCTCGGCAGGTATCTGGACGCCGAGAACTTCCCTGGCGGCAACCCCGACGCTGATCCGACTCAAGAATCTATCGAGGTCTGGTATCTCGATCAGAAAACTAATGAGGACGGTGAAACGGTCAGTTGGGAGCTGGCCAGCCCGGGCGACGTCGGCGGCGAATCGATTGGCCGGCAGATGACCACGCTTTGTCACTGGTGCCTCACTGGTGGATACCGCGGGCCGAACTGCGGCTACACCGGGCCATACGTCGACAAGGACGGGCAGCCCACCGATAACCCTGAACTTGATGTCTGCGATGCTACGTTGACGCGCGGCTGCACGCCGCGCTTCGGGGCTGGCAACGAAGTACCCTTTGGCGGTTTCCCCGCCGTATCCCTGATCGCGCGGAGCTGACCATGCTGAAATACATCCTGGCGTCCGTGCAGGCGCATGCGGCGGCTGAGTACCCGCGCGAGTGCTGCGGGTTGCTCCTGAGCGTGGGGCGAAAGCAGCAGTACTTTCCTTGCTCCAACTCGGCGACCGATCCAAACGAAGAGTTCCGCATCAGCCCCGAGGATTACGCAGCGGCGGAAGAACTGGGCGCCATCATCGGAGTTGTCCACTCGCACCCCGACGCGACCAGCAGGCCGTCACCTCGTGACCTGGCGATGTGCGAAGCTACGGAACTGCCCTGGCATATCCTCAGCTGGCCCGAGGGCGACCTGCGCACCATCGTGCCGACTGGCAACACGCCGCTTCTGAAACGCCCGTTCGTGCACGGCGCCTGGGACTGCTGGCAGGTCTGCGCCGATTGGTACAAGTGCGAGTTCGGCCTGGAGTTCGAAGCATTCGAGCGCGCAGACGGATGGTGGGAAAGTGCGGATGCGGAAAGCCTGTATGAAACCAATTACAAGGAGGCCGGGTTCGTCAGGGTTGATCAGCTGCAGCGCGGCGACATGATCGTTATGGAGGTAGGGCGGACCAAGCACCCGAACCACGCCGGCATCTATCTCGGCGCGGACGCTTCGCTGACCGGTGAAGAAAGCGGGGTATTCGGCCCCGGTCCTTTCCTGCTACACCACCTGTACGGCAGACCGTCGGAGATCATCGTTTTCGGTGGTCCGTGGCTGGACAGAACCCGCCTGATTCTCAGGCACAAAGAAGCACAATCGACCACATAACGCGGCAGGGCCGCAGGAGAAATGATGAGCGATTTTAAGGCTGAGCTACTTGCATGCCTTGATGATCTGACGGTCGCCCTTGCGAAGCACGACCGCCAGTGGGCGCAAGAAGATATATTTAGAGCATTGTTATAGATCTAGTGAAGTCGATTTTCTGACCTGCCGGTCTCATAGTCATCATGTTTTTAAAAGCTAAAACATGCTTTGCTGGTATCACATACCCAAGATTTATCATGTGATCTACCTGTGCAAAGTTTTCGGTAGATCCGGGAATGTTTCTGATCACAATTTTACCTTTACTGGTGTGCGTAGGGCCAGCGTACAAGATTCCGATTAGTCTGTTAGGGCGGTGCTTGAATATTAAATTTCCTTGGTCGTTTTGAATGAGCTGACTTTCTTTCAAAACAACAGGGCTTCCGCTTGAGCCAGGAAAGCATGCGCAATCAATTACGAAATGCCGGCGCCCATCAAAGTCAATTTTTGGATCACTAGCCAGTGTTCCCTGGCGGATAATTGGCAGGTTGTGTTTTTCGTCGGAGAGCCCTGTTGGATACCCTATCATGACAACATCTTCGGCTAATCCGAGGGTATCTAAGGTTTCTTGTTCCACGATGTCACTCTCAGCGAACATGTTGCCGTGGCCCGAGTAACCTGAGTCCTCTAGGTCCTGCAGCAAGGCGGCGATGTTAATCGATGCAAGATCTATATCGCTGTCAGGGTGCTCGAAAACTATAGTGCTCAAACCGTCTTTTAATACGTATTCGGCAATGCCTATTTTTTTCGTGTAGTCAGATGGCGAGGAGAGAGAAAATTTTATCGATAGTGCTATTGCGCTTTTAAGTACATGCTTGTTCGTGATAAGCAATGGTGCTACTTCATTTTGTCCCATGTTTATCGCGAACATGAAGCCGGTCCCTCGTGACGTACCGTTTGCTTCGGTTGTTTCAATAAGGGCAGTAGTTGTAGCTAAAATATTTTTTGCTTTGGTGATTCCATTCATTTATAAAGCCTCTTGGAGGATTCTATGGTAGAGGTACTTGTGGTGAAAAGCCTTACCAGACCTAAATCTTATGATCGGCGCGGAAGAATTTTCGTAGACGGGCATTTTGTAGATTTCGAAACGGAGTTAGAAACCTTTCTCGCCTTAGCTGTGAAATACTTAAAGGGAAATATCAAAGAGGTTTTACTGTCTGACGCTGAGCACCCTTTGTTCACGTTGGACGCTCCTCATTATGAAGAAGCCTCTAGATTTGATGGCTGGCCTAAAAACACGGTACTGCTACCGGCTAGAAAGCCTGACCCTTAGCGTCACGCTACTACGCCCTTGCCGATGTCCGCCACTGTCATTCCATCCACGCTGGATGGGTGGACAGGTAGGCCGTGGTTTTTAGAGATGGTGTTCCAACGGCGAGTCCCTATATTCCGAACAATCAGCTTCGACAGGCGCTTTAAGAATCCTGCTCCGAAAGTCGAGAGCCTGCTCCTGTACCTCTGTTGTATGCAGGAGCTAAGTCGATTTCTTAATAACTTTTACAAGGGACAGCGTTGCATCGCCGATTTCCTGTATTTCTCTATCCGTAATCCCAAGCAGATGCTGGATTCTCTCAGAGCGGTCGTTCAGTCCATTGATGTGTCTTTCCATTTCGATTGGAGTAAAGCTCTGACTAACACTTGCGCCTCCATCGTATTTAATAAAGGTTAGCTGCTCAGGTTTTCCGACAACAATTAGTCCGTGTACAATTGTGTTTCGGTGCGCAAAACCTTCCATTTTTTGCATTGCTTTAATCGCTTCTTGGTTCTGAGGTATGTTTTGCTTGAGTAAACCTATTAAAAGCTGTATCCGGGGTTGAAATTGTAGTTTTCCTGTGATGATTACAGCTTTTATAGGTGATACGTCTAGCTCCTTCATTATTGCGGCTTGTATTACACTCTCAAGTGCTGACCAGGCAACCATAAAAAAACCATAAAGCTGAATAAGTCTTAATTGAGCACTAGATACCGCTGGGGGCGTTTTTGCATTCTGCATTTGGTTGACTCTCGTTGGTGTTATTAATTTAAGTCTTAGTGGTTGCTCACTACACGGTATCGCGCACGAACCGTCGTGTAGGATCGCCACCTTCATGGCGCTTCTGGCTTTTTGAATATTCAAAGGTGGCGGCGTCGCCAAAGCCAGATTTACGGATTAGCAGATCCGCCGACCACGCCGCTTTATGCGACTTCGGTACTTCAGCATCTCATTCACGCGTGTGGAGGTGACTAGCCATGCGAATTCGAAGATTAGCAATGGTATTCCGGTCATGGAGGCGTACAGGAACCCTAGAATGGGGCTACTGCGAGCGTCAGGCGGTATGAAGGCAAAGCTGATCACACATAATGCGGCCATAGCAATAAACAACGTCAGCATTACGTAGCTCAGCGCAATCTCCCGGTTTATTCTCACCGAGTCGAACCGCGCAGCTTTGACCCGCCTCAAATCTTTCAGTTTACGACCCCTGAAAAATGATCGAACCTGACCTTTGGCTCCAGTGAGCAGAGGTTGAATTTTGCTGTGCCCGAGTTTGTACAAATATTGGAGAAGGAAGCCCGTGATGGCTGATACAGCGCTGCTGATCCAGAATTGAGGGTTGGTAGTCCAGTCATCCATGAAGCGACCTTTTTTCCATTAGAAGTGATTTGCGCCCTGACGTCATTTCTTCGGGTAGCGCTTGCGGGGCGGGCTGCTTAGCTTTGACTCTTTGTCGGCCGCATCCCAAACAACGGACCGAGGTTGTTCGTTGGAGGCGCAAAGCTACTATGCCGATGGCGAGCCGCGTTACTGGTCATTCAGCCACGCTGGATGGGCGACCAGCTCCGTGGTGGCCCTCACCTTTACTCAAGAGAGGGCACCACGTGAATTCTGGAGCACGGTTAAGCCCGCAAAATTAAAATACGAAGCCGCCTCCGGGCGGTTTTTTACGCCTCGGAGAAACGCATGACAGCCATTCACTACTCACCCATGACCACGATCAAGCTATCTGGATCACTGGCCCGCAAGTACGGCAGGGTACACCGCAGGCAGATCGACTCAGGCCAGACCTGGGAGGTGTTCAAAGCCCTGAAAGCGACACTGGAGGGATTCACTGACGAGATCCGACGCCTTGATCGACTCGGCATGCGCTTCGTGATATTCCGCAACGGCAAGAACGTCGGAGAGGACGGTTTTGGCCTTGGCGGATCACGTGAGGTGCGTGTAGTGCCCGTTATTCATGGCAGCAAGCGAGCCGGTGTGCTCCAGACCGTTTTGGGTGTGGCACTGATCATTGCGTCGTTTTTCGTCGCGCCCGGCTCTCAGCCTGCGCTCTTGGCGGCAGGTATCGGCTCAGCTGCTGGCGGCGTAATCCAGATGCTCAGCCCCCAGGCCTCCGGACTGAAACAGAGCGCATCACCGGAAAACTCCCCGTCCTACGCATTCGGCAGCGCCAAGAACACCACGGCCAGCGGCAACCCGGTCCCGATCTGCATCGGCGAGAGGCGTTGGGGCGGGGCGATCATCTCGGCCTCAATCTACGCCGAAGACAAAGCGTAGCCATATTCGCGAAACCACACCGCCCGAGAGGCGGTTTTTTTATGCCTGGAGAAAAGCATGGGCGCAGCACTGAAGATCGATATCCACGGTGAAAAAGGCGGCAGCAGCAGTCCGAAGTCGCCGACCGAGGCTTCCGACAGCCTGCGCTCTACCAACCTGGCAAAGCTGCTCATCGCGGTAGGCGAGGGCGAGTTTGAAGGCACCCCGACGGCAGCTGATATCTACCTCGACAACACGCCGATCAACGATGCCAGCGGCAACGTCAATTTCCAAAACGTGAAATGGGAATGGCGCACCGGTTCAGTTGATCAGTCGTACATTCCTGGCATTCCGTCGATCGACAACGAGACGACAGTCAACGTCGAGCTGCGCAACGACTCGCCCTGGGTTCGCTCGATCACCAATACTCAGTTGTCAGCTGTACGCGTGCGCCTTGCATGGCCCGCGCTCCAGAAGCAGGACGACGAAGGGAATGTCGGCGGCTACCGCATTGAATACGCCATCGACGTGGCCACTGACGGCGGCAGCTACAAGGAGGCACTGCTGGAGGCCGTGGACGGCAAAACCACCACGCGCTACGAGCGTTCGCGCCGCATCGATTTGCCCGCCGCGACTTCAGGCTGGCAGATCCGCGTCCGCCGCCTGACCGCCAACCAGAACACCAACAAGATCGCCGACACCATGCTGGTGGCCGGGCTCACAGAGGTCATCGACGCAAAGCTGCGCTACCCGAACACGGCGCTGCTCTACATCGAGTTCGATGCCGAGCAGTTCACCAACATTCCCGCAGTGACGGTCAAGTGCAAAGCACGGAAATGGCAGGTGCCGAGCAATTACGATCCGTTCAACCGCACCTATTCGGGCGTGTGGGACGGCTCCATGAAAGAGGCATGGACCAACAACCCTGCCTGGGTGACATATGGCGTATGCACTCAAGACCGGTTTGGCCTCGGTAAACGCATCAAGCCGTGGATGGTCGATAAGTGGGAGTTGTACCGCATCGCGCAGTACTGCGACCAGGATGTCCCAAATGGCGTGGGCGGCGTAGAGCCCCGTTACCTATGTGATATGAACCTGCAGGGCAAGGTCAATGCCTGGTCCCTGCTGCGCGATATCTCCGGCATTTATCGGAGCATGACCTACTGGGCTCAAGGTCAGTTGGTTACCCAGGCTGATATGCCGCGCGCTCAAGACTTCGATTATGTCTTCACTCGCGCCAACGTCATCGGCGGTAAATTCACCTACGGCAGCGCTTCGGCGAAGACGCGCTATACCCGTGCAATCGTTGGCTACGACAACCCGGACAACAACTACGACACCGACGTTATTACGTTCGCCGACCCTGTGCTGCAGCGTCGTTTCGGCGACAAACCGACCGAGCTGACAGCGATCGGCTGCACGCGCGCTTCCGAGGGTCAGCGCCGCGGCAAATGGGTAGTGATGAGCAACAATCAAGACCGTACTGTGAGCTTCAGCACCGGTATGGAAGGCGCTATTCCGCTTCCTGGCTACATCATCCCAGTCGCTGATTCGCTGCTGGCCGGCAGCGAGATCGGCGGACGTATTGCGGGCGCTGCTGGAAAGGTAGTAACCCTTGATCGGGATACGCTCGCAAAGCCGGGCGATCGTCTGATCGTCAACCTGCCGAGCGGCCAGGCCGAAGGCCGGACCGTGCAGTCGGTGGCAGGTCGTGAGATCACCATCACCGTCGCGTACAGCGAGACGCCGACCACGCAGCTGCAATGGGCGCTGGACGCCGACGACTTGGCTATCCCCTTGTACCGAGTGCTGAGCGTCAAGCGCAGTGCGGAAGGCGAGTACGCAATTACCGCTCTTCAGTACGAGCCGAGCAAGTTTGCCTACATCGATACCGGTGCCCGGCTGGAAGAGCGTCCGATCAGCGTTATTCCGATCACCGTAGTAGCAGCGCCCGCCAGTGTATCGATCACTAGCACCACGGCGATCTCTCAAGGCATTGCGGTCACCACCATGACCATAAACTGGCCGGCTGTTTCTGGCGCGGTCGCTTATGACGTGGAGTGGCGCAAGGACAGCGGCAACTGGATCAAGGTGCAGCGCACCGGGACAACCAGCGTTGAGATCAATGGCGTCTATTCGGGCTCGTACCTGGCTCGTGTCCGCGCAGTGAGCGCCTACGACATTTCGTCTATCTGGCGGAATTCGATCCTCACTCAGTTGAACGGAAAAGAAGGTCTGCCGCCGGCGGTGACCAGCTTGACCGCTGAAAGCCTGCTGTTCGGCATTGGCCTTAAGTGGGGCTTCCCTTCGGGTGCTGAAGACAGCCAGCGGACTGAGCTCTGGTATGCACTGGCGAACGATCTGAAAGCAGCCACGAAACTGGCCGACCTGGCTTACCCGCAGGGTGATTACGTCATGCAGGGGCTGCGCGCCGGGCAGACGTTCTTTTTCTGGGCGCGCCTGGTTGATCGCACCGGCAACATCGGTCCGTGGTTCCCTCTGGTCGATGGCGTCATGGGGTCCGCCAGCGCCGATGCGACTGCAATTCTTGAGCAGATCGCCGGTGAAATCACTGAAAGCGCGTTCGGCAAAGATCTGCTTTCCAAGCTGGAAAAAATCGAGGGTAACGGACCTGGCTCGGTTAACGAGCGCCTAGCGATCATCAGAACAGCGCTGAACGAGCAGATCGCTGATGTAGACGGCAATCTGGCGGATGTCCGGGCAGAGCTGCAACAGCAGATCGACAACATAGCCGACCTTGCCGACTCCATGCCATACAAGCCAGACGGGACTTACAAGGCCGGGCAGGGCGTGCTGGGCTCGGACGGCATCATCTACCAGGCCACGCAGAACGTACCGGTCAACACTCCGCCGCCGAACACCACCTACTGGCTGAACGTTGGCCAGGCGGTGGCCACGGCTGCGGGGTTGGCGTCTCGGGTGCAGACCGTCGAAACAAAGGTCACGTCCATTGAGGGCGTCAACACCGCGCAGGCGCAACAGCTCACCGGCCTGCAGACGTCTCTGGATGGCAAGGCCTCGGCCAGCAACGTGCAGTCCATCGGCAACCGGGTTACCGATGCTGAGGGGAAACTCACCAGCCAGGGCTCGGCCATCACCGGACTGAACAATGCGCTGCCAGGCAAAGCTAACGTTTCGACCGTCGATGCGCTGACCAACACGGTGAACCAGCAGGGAGGCGCGATCACCTCGCAAGGTCTGTCGCTGACAAATATCGCGGCCTCGATCGCTATGGTGGGCGGGCAGAACCTCGTCTACAACCCCTCGTTCGAGAAGCGCGGCACCATCGGTGCAGGTCTTATCGGTGACGGCTGGCAGATCGGCGGACCAGCCACCATTACCAGCACCAGCTATGTGCAATCGGGCATTGATTCGAAAGGCATAGCGCAGCGGGCTGACGTGACGAATCTGGACCCTTCTCGCTACATCGATGTGGTTCCAGCGCCTGAAAAGCGGCCATCTGCCGGGCCAGGTCAGCCGTTCACCTTCTCCTGCTATGTGCGGGCAACGCCGGGACTGGGCATTCAGATATTTCTGCAGCCGCTCAACTCCGGCAGTGCAGTAGTTGTGACGGTGAATTCAAGCACCCTCATTGCTACCGGGGAATGGCAGCGCCACACGCTGACCATTCCGTCGCTGCCAGCCAATACCGCAACCGTTCACTGCATCACCCGATTGGTCACCGTGAACTCGGCTACTGCCGGCTTCATTGAGGTTGATCGTGTCCAGGCGCAGTTGGCCGCCGTGGTCAGTGGCTGGCAGGACAATGCCGACACGGTCAAGACTGATCTTGCCGGACAAGCCGAGGCCACCAGCGCGCTCACCGCCCGCGTTACGCAGAACGAGACCAGCATCACCAGCACCAGCAGCCAGCTGTTTTCGCTGAGCAACAGCGTGGGTACATCGGGCGGGCAGAATCTGTTCTTCAACCCGACGTTCAGCAAGGAAAGCGCGTCCGCCGGCACTGCCGAGGGTTGGATCACGGATTCAGGTGCGTCAGGCGGCACCAGTGTGCCTTCGATCGTGCCGTCCTGGCTGGTCAGCTCCGAGAAGGCCCAGCGCCTTGACGTTACCGGCCTGAACCTCTCAAACAGTTATCGCGGCATCAGAGTCTCACCTGCGAACTACCGGCCAAAGGTCACGGCAGGTAGCTCAGTGGTTGCGTCGTGCTACGTGCGCGCCACTGCAGGATTGGTGTTCAAGATATTCATCCAAGGCGTTGACGCTGCGGGCACCGACGCTGTAACCGTTTCGGGTCCTCTAATTGTGGCCACTGGCGGCACTCAGCGAATCGTCTATGACTACCCGAACCTGCCGGCCGGGACTGCCTCTGTGCAGGTTTATTTCCGGCTTTATGGCTCGGATACTGTTGGGGCCGGGTTCGTTGAGTACACCAGAGCTCAGCTTGAGGTGGGCACCACCGTTACCGGCTGGAGGGACAATAACGGGCTTCTGGCGGCAGAGCAGGCTGCTACATCGTCTGCTGTTGCAGGCCTCAACTCCAGCGTGATCCAACAGGGCGCCACGCTTACAGCTGTGAGCGGGCAAGTCAGCTCCCTGAAAGCTTCGTTGGCAGGCGAGGGCTCCAACTTCGCCGCATCACCCGCGTCTTGGGAGTTCTTGAACACCCTGAACGGATTCACGCTCGGGACACTGAGTGGAAGCCCTAGTTTGGTGGCCAACCCGGCATTTGTCCGGATGACCGGCTCAGCGTTACTGCTTAAAAACCAAGCGCCCAATGTGAGTGGTACCGCGTTTCCCTATCTCAGGGTGTGGCTGAGAAGAAGCAACAACACTCGAAGCGCAGGCCGTCTTTACTGGGCCAATGAAAATGGGGGGTGGTCCGAGGATCGCGTACAGCCATTCACGATTGACGTCTCCACCACTGATTGGCAGGTCATCGAGATCAACCTGTCGGGGAATACTGCATGGGTAGGCAAGACAATCACCGATGTCCGTCTCGATCTGGTTGCAATAGGTGAGAATGCTTCAGTCATTGACATTGCTTACATCTCTATCGGCAACAAGATGCCCAGCGCTTCGGCGGCGGCACTCTCGTCGACCACGGCCACGGTGACGCAACAGGGGTTGGCGATTACAGCGCAGACGTCAAGGGTGGATGGTCTGAACTCGGCTGTAGGGGCGGCTAACGCGGCGATCCAGAGTGAGGCCAGCACTAGGGCGAATGCTGTCAGCGCGGTGTCGAGCAGGTTGGACGGGCTCAACTCAACGGTGGGCAACGTAAACGCCGCCATTCAAAGCGAGGTCAACACAAGGGCAAATGCTGATAGCGCGTTGTCGCGGCGGGTAGACGATGTGCAAGCGACGGCGGGTAACGCCAATGCTTATGCGCAGCAGGCGTTTAACACGGCAGCATCGGTCGACGGCAAAGTATCCAGCTCAATCGTCAACAAGGTTCAAATAACTGCAAATGGGATTAGATATAACGCAGGGTTCGCACTGGGTCTGGACTACAGCGGCGGTACTGTTCAATCGGTTTATGCAGTAACCGCAGGTTCGTTTGTGGTGCTTAACGACGATCCCAACAACGGGGCAGTCTTCTCACCATTTGCGGTAGAAAACGGGCAGGTCTTCATTGCTGATGCGGTAATTAAAAAAGCCACAATCACTAATGCGCTAGTAGGGCAAAGCATCTACTCGTCTACTTTCAATAACTTCGGACAGCCGTTAATGACCGCTGACTTCAATGTCGGGCAGCTGATCATTCAAAATAAGACTAAAAGCGGAAGTTACTGCATCTTGAGAGAGGATGGTTTGTTTGCCGTGTCCGGTGGCGTCGTTCTTATGGAGTTAACATGGTAGAGGTTTAGTATGGCTGGCATGATCCTTCGCAACAAGCAAGGCCAAACAATAATGGACCTGACCATGAGTATCAGTCAGAACATGGGGTGGGTTGATACTGGGGGTGCCAATGGATCGGCATCGTTACCTTCTGCTCCAGACGGTAAGGCGATGTACTATCACGTTGTACCTCTGGTCGATCTTCAGAGGGAGAAGGGTAAGCGTCCGGGGGTTACCTTATCGGGTAACTCCTTGGCGTGGAACTACTCCTTTGCTCCGGGCTGGGGATATTTCGCCGCGAATTGTCGAATATTTTTCGGATACTTCTAATGCCGCTTATTTTCAGAAGACCCAACGGCTCGCTTGTGTTCAACAGTGATTACGTGGCGTATGGTTTGGTTAAAAGCGCCTACCTCGCTGCAGATGAGACATGGCCGAGGAAATACCTCAGAGGGTCTAACGTAGATCCTAACGACCCTAATAGTTATCAGGACTCGTTTCGGTCGGGTGATCAAATGTTTAGCGTCACGGTTAATGATGCTCAGTCACCCATGTGCTTTCTAACCGGAAAAGGAACGCTGCAGGGTAGCTACCGAAACGGAGATACCATGAAGTTCTTTTTCAGTTGTGCAGACTCCAATACCAAAGTTTATGTCTTTGATCTGATGCGTGACACTGCGGGTAGTCCACCATTTTTTAAAACTAGAAATGCTTCAGGTAAGATAACCTTTAACTCTCTTCAGACGCCTTTGAATGTTGCATATTCTATTCAGGCTCCCCAGCCGAGTCCTAAGGATAGGTATGACAAATATCCATCGCCCTACAACGGGGGGAGTTGGCAGAGCATAAGAGCGCAAACCGCAAACGTCGATCCTATCGCACACTTTGTGGTTGACGTGAATTTGCCAGCAGGGGAGTACGCAGCATATTTAAACTTTGCACGAAACTGCCTAGGTGTATGGGGTAGCCCGCTTACCAATGTAAACGGACAATACGTAGGTATGTCAGAAGGTGCCTACGGCAGGTCTGGAGGCATCAGCTTTATGTTCGGCCCTGCTGGCGCAACAACAGATATCACGGTGGGTTCTACCTCAGCCTACACGTTGCCTGGCAGCGTTGATCAGTTACCGCTGGACAGAATGCCGACTGCATTGGTCGTCAATACCGCAGTTCTACCGTTTCCATTCAATTGATTCACAACGCCGGAGATTCACCATGCCTTTCATCGCAATCAACAGTAGCAACAGCTTCGACGCTACCAACAGCACGCGCTACGCCACCGAGGCCGAGGCTGACAGCCGCGCGCGCGAAATCCTGAGCCAGTTTCCAACCGCCCAGGTGTTCACCGCTCAGTTGCTCAAGGACTACAGCGCCAAAGTCACAGTAAGTGTAAAGGCTGCGGAGGTCTAGCTGTACATTCCTGAGTCTCGCAACGTCGATAAATGTCAGGTCGTCGAGGATATAAAAATGATGAGCCAGCTTTTGTAGAAAAGCTGGCTCATCCAGTAATAAGTTTTACAGTGAAATAACTATGGTATTACCATTTCAATGTTAAGTGTTTTAGTTTGGCCAGAAGCATTGTATCCTCAAGAACATGCCACCGCCAAAATACCGAGTATGGGAAGCCTATTTGCAGCATGGGCTCTATTTTATCCATGGCTTGCGCAATTTCATTAGTGCCGGAACTTTTGCTTACAATTATTTTGCGATATGTCAGCCAGTCTGTCCAAAGGTCAAACAGCTGATTGATCATATTTGATCTTGTTATTCCCCTCAGCCCTGTGTTGCTGGAGTTGTAGCACTCATTCAATAGCGCGATAGTATTAGTTGTTTGCTTTGTAGGAGCACTACTACCTGGTGTGACAGATATTTCGCCAGATGTGGTTGCTGTCATCAAACACTTAATTTCACTAAATACATTGATTGATGCGTCACAGCAGTCAAGAAGATCTACGTGGTGTGCTCCTTTTATGCTATTGCAGCGACTGCATGAGTAGTATAAGTTCAACCAGTCGTATTTCTTTATCGGATCATCTTTGTGAGGGTTGAAATGCTCGATTTCTGGGTCTGTCAGGTCAGCTCTTTCACACAGGTAGCACTTCCCATGAAATATCTCGTTGAGCGCATCTACTATTTCCTGTGTGTTATAATTTTTCGAGTGTGCACTTTTTGGTGCGCTAGTCGGTCGAGTTGCTTTGAACATCAGACTGTTCCTTGTCTTGTAAGATGTTGAGTCCCAGTTCGTGTATGGCTTTGACCTGCTTGTCGAGCATTAATCTTGAGTGTTGCATCTGTTTTAAAAGAAATCTGAGTTTGTCTTCGTTTAAATCGGGCTCGTTTAATAGACCTACTATTTCTGACAGCCGGTTGTCGGAAATTAATGAGCGGGGAGGTGTGCCTAATAGTCCCTCTAGTATAGATGTGTAGGAGTAAAGTGATACGTCCTCCTGAATGCATGTGTTACTTGTTAGGTCATAGATGACGCTGTCGGTTGTAGAGGTAATAACAAATGGGGAGTGCGTGGTTATTATGAACTGAATACTTGGGAAAGATCGCTCAAAAAATGGCAGTATGAGCCTTTGAAGAGATACGTGAAGATGTGACTCTATTTCATCTATAAAAACCACGCCTCTTAGCTCGTTAGGTGTGATATCAAAGTATTCGGTACGCATAAGCAATTCGCTGAATATGCTAAAGATTGCAGAGTATCCTGAAGAAAGCGATTGAAAGTCTGTAGTTGGTTTATTATCTCTTTTTATTGTGTATTTCAAAGTGTCTGGATTGAAGGATAGCGCTGTGCTTTCGTCCTCCATTAGTAATTTTAAGTTGCTATCGAAGTTTGCTAGCCAGGTGTCGATGGAGTTTGCAATATCGCTCTTTTCACTATTGGCCACAGCGTACGAGCGCCTGTTTATCATATTGACTAAATGTTGCTCTAGATCGTTGCCAAATCTGCTTTCAAATCCAAATCCTTGGTTTGCATTTTTAGTGCTTTCCAGACCTTTGGCGCCATCGGCATGAGAGATATTGGCAACTCTCTCAGCTTCAAATAAAATTAGAACTGCTTTCTTTTCGTGTATCAGGCTCCATTCCTCATTGCTTAGGTTGTTGTATATGTTGAGCTTTCCTAGTCTTGCCTGTAGCTCTGATTCGATGGAGGCTATTTCCGATGTGGTGGAAGAGCGTGGAGGAAAATGAGAGTTATGTAACTGCTCCTGAAGCATGTTGAGTCTCCACGTTAACTTATCTATCGAGGATGCTCCAAAGGTTTTTTTTAGCGCGTCTAGCTCTGTAAAAATTTTTTTTAAAAAGTAAGTTTTTCCAGATCCGTTTCTTCCGGTTATTATGAGATTTTTACCTTGGAGTTTTATATGTATAGGCTCTTTTACAGATTCTATGTTGCCTATTATTGATTCAATAAAGTTACCCAATTTTAGATTCCTATTCTGTGGGCTATCTTAACGGTTTTCTAATCCTACGCTTATGGCTATGCAATCCGTGAGAGTAGTCAAACCCTGCGTTCATGTCTACGTCTGCATACGATAGCCCAAAGCCTAGGTCATAGCCTGCTGCAAAAAAAGACTTAAAAAATGGGTGGTCCGTAGATCTACTCTTTATAAGCAGCTTGGTCCATGAGCTTTCATCAAGTTAACTATTTTTTGGAGAAAAATATGTCGATCACCGTACATCAGCTGCTGCAGACCCTCCCGAACGCCGGCCAGAGAGCCGGCGTTTTTGCACCTGTCCTGAACACCGCTATGAGCAAGTACCAGATCGTGACACCGCTGCGCATCGCGGCATTCATTGCCCAGGTCGGCCATGAGTCTGGTCAGCTGCGTTACGTGCGCGAGATATGGGGGCCGACTACGCAGCAGCTGGGGTACGAGGGACGCAAGGACCTTGGCAACACCTTTGCGGGTGACGGCTCAAAATACCGTGGCCGTGGCCTGATCCAGGTGACGGGCAGGGCCAATTACGAAGAGTGCGGCGAAGCGCTCGGCCTGGACCTGATCGACTACCCCGAATTGCTCGAGCTACCGCAGCACGCAGCGATGTCGGCGGCGTGGTTCTGGCACCGTGCCGCGCTCAATACGCTGGCCGACAAGGGTGACTTCCTGACCATCACCAAGCGGATCAATGGCGGTACGAACGGGCTGGCTGATCGGCAGGCGCTGTACGCCCGAGCGCTTGAGGTGCTGGCGTGAAGGCCCTGCCGTGGAAGGCAGCCGGCCTGCTACTGATCCTGTTGGCGCTGGCCGGTGCGTTGTACAGGGCATACCTGCACGGCGTGACCGTCACCGATCTGGCCTGGAAGGCAAAGTGGGCGGAGGAAGTCAGCACCCAATTCGAAGCGGTGGCCACCACGACCACCGAGTACCGAACCGAAGAGCAACGCCGCCAGAAAGCGGCCAACCAGGTGGCGAACGATGCAAGACAAGAACAGACCGCTGCGCTTACTGATGCTGCTGTCGCTGATGCTGCTGGCGACCGGCTGCGCGTCGAAGCCAGAAAGCTGGCAGCCGCCACCAGTTGCGCCCCCGGCGATACCGGCGCTGCCGAACGAGGCAAGGCAGCCAGCCGCGCCGCCATGGTGCTCTCCGACCTGCTCGGCCGGGCTGACGCGCGAGCGGGAGAGTTGGCAAAGGCTTATGACGAATCCCGAATAGCCGGCCTGGCGTGTAACCGCTTTGTTGATGCGCTCCCCAAGCCCCTGATTACCTCCGAGTGACGGAACAATAAAATGGCAAATACCCAGCTGATTCAAAAATACATGGGCCAGACGATGCTGATCGTCAAGGCGAACGGCGGCAGCGTGACTGTCGAAAAGCAGGCCGGCGGTAGCTGGGTTGTGACTGACACCTTCACCAAAGATGGCGGGTACCTGCTGCAGCTCGGCAATTCTTCGACGCGCATTACACCCAATGGTGGCGCTGTCTTCGAGGTGACTCGATGAGCCTTCTGGTCAACCCGATCCTACGCCGCCAACCGATTCGGCGTGGCTTGGGCCTGCTCGGCGATAGCTTCTCGGGCAACTGCCATACCATCGCCGCGACAGCGTTCGGCACGGAGGCCTACGGCTATGCGGGCTGGATCGCGGCGCGCACCGGTCTATTCCCCAGCTACCTCGACAACCAGGGCAAGCTCGGCGACCACACCGGGCAGTTTCTGGCCAGGCTGCCGGCCTGCATTGCGTCATCCACTGCCGACCTGTGGCTGCTGCTGTCGCGCACCAACGACAGCACCACGGCAGGTATGAGCCTGGCCGACACGAAAGCCAACGTGATGAAGATCGTCACCGCGTTCATGAACACGCCCGGCAAGTACCTGATCGTCGGCACCGGCACGCCGCGCTTCGGCAACAGGGCAGTGACCGGGCAGGCGCTAACCGATGCGATCGCTTACAAAGACTGGGTGTTGAACTATGTCAGCCAGTTCGTGCCGGTGGTGAACATCTGGGACGGCTTCACCGAAGCCATGACCGTGGAAGGCCTGCACCCGAACATCCTGGGTGCCGAGTTCATCAGTTCGCGGGTGGTGCCGATCATCACCGCCAACTTCGAGTTTCCCGGAATCCCGCTGCCCACGGACTCTGGCGACGTTTACTCGGCCATCCGCCCGTTCGGCTGCCTCAATGCCAACCCGCTGCTGGCGGGCACCAGCGGTTCTCTACCTGCTGGCGTGAATGCTGTGGCCGGGTCTGTGCTGGCGGACGGCTACAAGGCTGTGGGCTCTGGTCTGGCCGGGATCACCACGCGCTGGTTCAAGGAGACTGCCGCCTATGGCGAGGCGCAGTGCATCGAGCTGCGTGGCAACATGGCTGCGGCGGGCGGTTACATCTACATGCAACCGACGGCCAACGTGGTACAGACCAACCTGGCGGCCGGCGACGTTATCGAAATGGTGTCGGCGGTGGAAATCATGGGGTCGTCGCGCGGCATTTTGGCTTGGGAGGCTGAGTTGACCATCACCAAGACGGTCAACGGTGCGTCGTCCACGTTCTACTATCGGTCGATGGACAAGTACCAAGAGGCGTTCACCATGCCGGCCAGCTTTGCCGGGGCGTTGGAAACGCAGCGCGGCACGATTGACCTGAGTGAAACCGTGATCACCTCGCGCATGGGCCTGTACCTGGCTGCAGGCGTGCCGCAGGACTCGACGGTCAAAGCCGCGCAGTTCGGGATACGCAAAATGTAGGCCCGCTTCGAGCGCTACTCCTTTTCACCCCATCTTTCCGGGCTGATTCCTTCGAGCCTCATGACCTCACGATGCTGTTCGATCACGTACTTCTGTGAGTTGATTGTCGCCCAGGAATCGCAGGCATCGCGTAGCAGGTCAGATATCCGGCTGTCCGCATCCCTCAGCTTTATCCTGAGCTTGTCACGCTCGAGCGCCGCATCGTTGTGCATATCGATGAGCTTGGTGACGTGCTTGCGATATCGGTCGACCTCGTCGCGCAGCAGTCTGTTTTCTTCCGCCACCAGGTGCGCGTGCTGCTTAAGCATCTGCTCTTCAGTGGGGCAAAACGGCCAGTCTTCGGCGTAGTCGATGTTCATGATGAGTGATTCTCAATTGCTGTATGTGCATACAGTAGTTGAGTCTTTCAGATTTGGGGAGTGGTGTTCGTCGGCAGGACGCCGGAGGTGGGCGCTAACAATAATTGCGGCAAGAATATAAAATTGCGGCAATTTAAACAAAAAGGGCCTACGCACATAACGCGCGTAAGCCCTTGATTTATATGTGGTGCCCCGAGCCGGGGTCGAACCGGCACGTCCAAAGGACGAGGGATTTTAAGTCCCTTGCGTCTACCAATTTCGCCATCGGGGCGGTAGCGCCAAGAGCAGGGAATATATACACCCGGCCCCCATGAAGCAAGCTTGAAAGCGTCCCGAAGAGGGCAAGACGCTGCTTTTTTGTCTGTCAGAAATGCTTGGCAAATCATGAAGCTACGAAATTTCTTTGGCGCAAAGGCTGACGTGCCGCGGTCAGGCGGCTCAGGCCTTGCTGTCTTTCACCACCGCATCCTTAACCACAGCCTCGACCTTGTCAGCCAGTATTCGCAGGTAGCTCGCCAGGGCGACTTCTTCCAGGCGCAGGCCTTTGCGTTGTCGGGAGCGGGGGAGTTTGGCGAGGTTGCCGAGCAGGAAGCCTTCCAGAACCGCCGGGTGGATGTAGCATTTTCGGCAGATGGCGGGGGTGTTGCCCAGTTGTTTCGAGACTGCCTTGACCATGTCGACGATGTGCCGTTTGGCGTCGGCTTCAGGCTCCCAGTGCAGTTTTTGCAGTGTTGCCAGCGCCAGCGCGCTGGCCGCCCAGGTTCGGTAGTCCTTGGCGGTGAAGTCCGAGCCGGTGAGGCTTTGCAGGTAGGCATTGATATCCGATGAGGTCACCGCGTGGCGCACGCCGTCTTCGTCCAGGTACTGGAAGAGGTTTTGTCCGGGCAACTCCATGCAGCGCTTGATCACGTTGGCCAGACGTCGATCCTTGACGCTGACCTTGTGCTCGACGCCACTCTTGCCGCGGAACTCGAAGAGGATCTGGCCGCCTTTGACTTCGACGTGCTTGTTGCGAAGGGTGGTCAGGCCGTAAGAGCGGTTTTCCTTGGCGTACTGTCTGTTACCGATGCGGATCAAGGTCGCGTCCAGCAATGAGATGACCGTCGCCATGACTTTTTCCCGGCCCATGCCAGGCTGAGCAAGCTGTGCTTCGATCTGCTTGCGCACTTTGGGCAGCGCATGGCCGAACTCGATCAGCCGCGAGTATTTGTCCTGATCACGTATTTCGCGCCAGCGCGGATGGTAGCGATACTGCTTGCGCCCGCGGGCGTCGCGGCCGGTGGCCTGCAGGTGACCCAGCGGGTCGGCACATATCCACACATCGGTGTAGGCGGGCGGGACTGCCAGAGCATTAATGCGCTTGATCTCCGACTCGTCCTTGATGCGCTGACCCTGAGTGTCGAAGTACGCGAATTTGCCGCGCAGTACCTTGCGCGTAAGGCCCGGTTGAGTGTCGTCTACGTAATGCAGTTCACTGGCGGGCTGGCTGATGGCAGTCGAGTCAGGCAT